AATTGCAGACTCTGCAGTAACTACTGCAAAAATTGCAGACTCTGCAGTAAGCGAAATTAAAATTGCAACAGATGCAGTAACTACTGCAAAAATTGCAGGCTCTGCAGTAACTACTGCAAAAATTGCAAATCTATCTATAACAAATGACAAAATATCTGATATGGCTTATATATCAACATCAAAAATTAATGGATTAGATAATTCCTTATCATTAAAATCAACAATTGATTCACCAACATTTACTGGAAATGTTATTCTTCCAAGTACTACATCAATTGGAAATGTTTCTTCAACAGAAATTGGTTATTTAGATGGAACTACTTCTTCTGTACAAACACAAATTACAACAACAGCAACTAATTTATCGTCACATGCATCAAGTACAACAAATGTTCATGGAATTTCAGATACATCTGCCCTTGCCTTAACTGCTACAGTTAACTCCGCCCTTAATCTAAAGGCCCCACTAGCATCACCAACCTTTACAGGCACTGTTAATGGTATTACTAAGACTATGGTTGGATTAGGTTCTGTAGATAATACTTCAGATGCTGCAAAGCCAGTATCGACTGCAACTCAGACAGCATTGGACCTTAAGGCCCCGCTTGCTTCACCAGCCCTTACTGGTGTACCAACTGCGCCAACAGCAACTGCAGGAACAGCAACTACACAAGTTGCTACGACAGCGTTTGTTGGAACAGCAGTTTCAAATCTTGTAGCATCTGCACCAGCAGCACTTGATACTCTTAATGAGTTAGCAACTGCTCTTGGAAATGATGCAAACTTCTCAACAACATTAACAAACAATTTAGCTGCAAAAGCTCCTTTGGACTCACCAGCACTTACTGGTACAGCAACGGTAGTAAATCTTACAGCATCTGGAACAGTAACACTTTCAGCAGCAGGTATTGTATTTTCAGACGGAACTCAAGCCAAGGCTGGTGTCCCATCAGTAACAGCCTTTGCTACAGCAATCGCAGCATCTGCAACACTTGCAGCAGGACAAGCAGACAAATTTGTTCCACTAACTGGAGCAGTTGTTATCACCCTTCCAGCAACAGGATACCAAACTGGACAATCAGTTGATTTCTACCAAGAATCAGGAACTGGAGCATCATTTGCTTCAACCAACAGCGCGGTAGGTACTCCAGGATTAAAACTTAGAACTACTAACTCAGTTGCAACAGCAATGAAGACTTCAAGTGGATGGTTGGTCTTCGGAGACCTATCAGCATAATACGAATTAAGGGAGAATAAAATATGTCAAAACAAGCAGGTAGAATGAGCCAAGGAGCAAATGACTTCTTAACACCATATGCACCAACAATTGAAACAGCAACAAATGTTGGAATAGGTCGTGCTTATGGGAATGGAGCAGTTACAGTAACATTTACCCCAACAGGGCCAAATACTGCAACATCTTTTACGGCATCAGGGTTTTGTAGCGTACACAATACAACACATTCTGCTACAGGATCATCTTCTCCACTAACTATTACTGGTTTTGGAGTAGGTGCTATTACAACTATTACAGTAACAGGAACAAATGCTGCAGGAACTGGTCCAGCATCGGCTGCCTCTAATTCTGTAACAGTTACAACAAAACCAAGTGCTCCAACAAGCGCATCTGCAACAGCTGGGGTTAACGCAAATACAGTTACATGGGTAGCTCCAGAAAATGGAGGAACTGCAATAACTAACTATTTTGTTGTTGGAAATGATGCAACAACTGGTAATACAACCTCTTTATCTATATCAATTGCAGATACTGCTGAAACATCACAGTATTACAATGTATATGCAGATAACGCTAATGGAAGATCTGATGCATCAAATAACACAAACACTGTTACTACTTTGTCCCCAACATTTTTTTCGCCACCGTTTTTTCCACCGTTTTTTCCACCAAGCTTCTTCGCACCACCAAGCTTCTTCGCACCACCGTTTTTTCCACCAAGCTTCTTCGCACCACCGTTTTTTCCACCAAGCTTCTTCGCACCACCAAGCTTCTTCGCACCACCAAGCTTCTTCGCACCACCGTTTTTCCCACCAAGCTTCTTCGCACCACCAAGCTTCTTCGCACCACCATACTTTGGTAGCAGATTTATAAGGTACTACTAATAAATTAAAGCACAATAGCAAGGGGCCGTTCCCCTTGCTATTGTGCTTTATAAGCATAAATGATACAATGTATTTATGACAAATTTAAACAACAATTATTTATTTTCCTCTAAAGAAGAGCTTTTTCCAGGTGTATGGGTATATAGAGATGTAATTAAAAAAGAAATTGACGTAATCAATAGGCTTAATAAAATTGGTGAATCAGCAGCTAAAGAAGGAGAGTCAAGATTTGATTGGATTTTTGGATATGTTGGTTATAGTGAAAAAAGGCCATCATACAGAGATTGCGAAGATATTAAAATTGCAGAAATAAAAAATCCAATTAATGAAACACAAAATTTAGTTTCAAGCCTATGGAATGATTTAAAAATATCTCAAAACATTGCCGTAGAAGATTATTGTTCAAGATACAATATAAAGATGAATTATTGGGAAGTTATGAATTGCATTCGCTATGGCGAAAAACAACATTTTCAAGAGCATGCTGATCATGGATTTTCTTATAGCGCAACAGTTTCTTTAGTAGCTTATGTTAATGATGATTATGAAGGGGGAAACCTTTATTTTCCCAAGATTGGACTAGATATAAAGCCTAAAGCAGGAGACCTTTATATTTTTCCTTCTACTTATTTATTTTCTCATAGAGCAATGCCAGTAGAATCTGGAACAAAATTTTCTATTGTAACTATGTTAGATTATAACGACCATTCTCATAAACAAGAATTTATTCAAATGAGATCTAAATGGCTAGAAGAAGATATTAAATCTGGCAAAAATCAAAATGCATAGCATAGAAGCTTATGTTATAAGAAAAGAATTAGGAAAAGTTGATTGCTTAACGGCTAAAAGAGATTGGATGAACGCAACTTTTGATGCTCACGCATATAAATGTTTTCCAGTTAGTTTAACAAATCAGTTAGGATGGGGAATATCTTTTCCAGAAGATATATCTTTTATTTGGGATGGAATTTCAGATAGCACTTCAGATCATGTTAAAATTTTATCTGGAGATAAATATGCTTATTCTGGAAGAGCAAATGGAACTATAAGCTTTAATACAGGCATAATGTTTAAAACAAATAAAGATATAAGCTTGCTTTCTATGCCAGTTCCAAATTTTTTTATTGACGGAGCAGTCCCATTTACAACATTAATAAGCACATCATTTTTTGCAGGGGAGCTACCAGTAGCATGGATGATAACAAAACCAAATGAAGTTATAACAATAAAAGCCAACACTCCAATTATTGCAATACTTCCAATAGATTTGGTTTCTATAAACAATTCAGAAATAACCTTAAAACCATTGTCTAGCTTAAAAGCACCGCTATTTGATTCTAATGAATATTCTAAGGCAATATACAACTTAAATAAAACAGCAAACTGGTCCAATTTTTATAGGGATGCTGTAGATCATTTAAAAAGAAAAATAGGTTCTCATCAAGTAAAATCAATAAGGCTAAAAATAAATGATGATATAATAAATAAAGGAGAAAATAAATGAAATTAGAAAATAGCTGGAACGATAATAGACCAAAGTCAATTACGCCATCTGGATTTTTTGGAAACTCCCCTGATAATATTGTAGAAATTAGAGATTTTTTAAGCTTAGATGAACGAGAAAGACTGATGAACTTTGCATTAAATAATAAGGTTTGGGATATAACAGAAACTCATAGAGATGAAGATGGATTAGTTTTATATGATCATACAGTTTGGGAAGATAGAGTCTGCACTTACAATTCTTTAATGGCTTCAGACCCAGGCATACTTGATCTTGTGTATAGCATGATAGCAAGATTAAAAATTCAAGTTGATTCATTTTTTAATGTTGATGCAAAAGAAACTGGTCCAGCAATTGTTAGGTGGCCAATTGGAACAAGACAAGAGCCTCATGCAGACAAAGAATTTCATTCTGGTCCAGAAAAAGGAAGGCCAAATGATTTTCCGTGGTACGATCTAGCAGGATTATTTTATTTCAATGATGATTATGAAGGTGGAGAGTTATATTTTCCACAACATGGAATTGAATTTCAGCCAGTTGCTGGAGCAGCATATTTTTTCCCAGGCGATATGAATTATACGCATGGGGTACGCCCAATAAAATCTGGTAATAGATTTACGTCCCCATTTTTTTGGACAATAAATAAACATACAGGAGAAAAACAACCATGAATAAATTAGATTACGTAGAGCTTTACCCAAATATTGATGTATATAGAAATGTTTTAAAAGATGTAGATCAAATGTATAACGTCATGAATGATTCTGAAAAAAACTCCGAAGGAAAATATTTTTTAAAAACTTGGGATCCTTGGGCACATTTTGGAACCTACAGTCAAAAAAAAGATAGTAAAGAAATTTTAGCTGATACTTTATCTCATGAAATGTTTATTAAAGAAAAAAATTTTGTTGAAGAAGTTGAAGAAGCTTATAACAAAGTAATCTTAGATTATGTACAAAGACATAAAATTAATTTGCCCGATGGCTGGCGATTTAGTGGATGCTCATATTCTAAGTATAACGCTAATATTGATACTTTACTAAACAGCATGACAATGCAATACCACACAGACCACATAACTTCTCAAAAAGATATGCCTGGAGATAAATTTTTTATAACATGTACAATGTATATAAATGATGATTACGAAGGTGGAGATATTGAGTTTTACGTAGACAAAAAGCTTATTAATCATAAGCCACAAGCAGGAGACATTTTAGTTTTTCCTTCAACTCAACCTTATTTTCATGGAGTAAAAACAATTAACACAAATGAAAAGTTTTTTGTAAGAAATTTTATTATGACTCCCCACAATGGAACAGAGGAATGGCTTGAAAACCAAAGAAAATTTGGTGCATACAGATGGGCAAAAATGGAGCAGGAAAGAATAGATTACGATGATAAAAGAAACATGATTTATTTTAGTGATGAACAATTACTTCCTTACGAAGAATATATAGCTTCTAAGAAAGGCCAAGGAAATTAAAATGAAAAGAAACATGATTATAACTAAACACAAAGAAGACATTACTGAGTATGAAAATTTTTTAACACCAGAAGAATGCAAATCAATAATTGATGTTTTGGCAATTAAAATGGAAAAAGAACAGTTAAAGTGGATGCCAATATCATTTTATGAGTCATATTCATCTGGTACTCCAGATATAGATGACCCAGATACAATTGCATCTAGACTTCCAGGAGATTTTTTTCAATCGCTTAGACAAAGAGTCATTGATGCAACAGCAGAAATGGCTGGCAAAGATCCAAAACAAATGTCACAAATAAGTTGGCACTCACAAAGATGGGCACCAGGTGCTTTTGCAAATATGCATTCTGACAACACCTCTAATGATGGAGTCTCGGGTGCATTTACTAGAAGCAGATATGCAACCTTTCTTTATTTAAACGATGACTTTGAAGACGGGATTTTAAATTTTAAACATGGATTAAAAATTGTTCCAAAAACTGGAACTTTAGTAACATTTGCTGGAGGATTTCATAATATGCATGAAGTCACTACAGTAAAAAAAGCTATACGATACACACTAGGGTCATTTTGGGATGATAGAGAAGAAGAAGATTATCCGCAAGAAACAAGAGATAAATGGGCAGAAGAACTTTTAAAAGTAAGAGCTCATCAAAAAATAGAAGCTTCAGAATGGGAAGCGGTTAGACAAGAAGGATTAAGAATAACCGCTCAAGGTAAAAAATATCCAGCAGAGGAAGTAGAGTGATAAAAAATAATATTGAGTTTAAGCAGTTTGTGATGTTTGACTTACAAATTTTAAATCCTAATATATGGTATTGGGAAAATGCTTTAAGTTTTCCCGATCACCTTGTTGATTTTATTGAAGAAATTGATTTAAATGAGCTATCTTATAATAAAATTACAAAATGGAAAAATTGGACTGCAAGCGATGACACATCCATAATATATGGAGCAACAAAAAACATACTATCTTCTGAATTAAAAAGTAGTACGGGATCAGACGCAACAGACAAAAAAACTTTGTATATTAGCAATAGCTTTTTAATGGCTTTTGAAATGTGTTCAAATAGATATTTGGCTGGACATGGATTAGATGAAAATGATTATAGGCTAGAATTGAATAATGTTCCGATTAAAAAATGGAATCAAGGGCAATCTATGGGCCCACATTTTGACGGACAAGATGGTAATTCAGACCTTGCATTTTCTTTAGTTTCTTATCCAAACGATAATTATGAAGGAGGAGAAATTAATTTTCCAAATCAAAACATTACCATTAAACCAAAAGCTGGGAGCATGATAATGTTTCCATCACAGTTACCTTATCTTCATGAGGTAAAGCCTATTATTTTTGGAACTAGATATATGAGTTCGGTTCATGTATATATTAAGTAAGATAATGGTATAATAAAAAAATGACTACAACAGGTAAAGGGTTTAGATATCCTCAGTATACAGACACTCCTGATGTCCCTAGAGACTTAGGTTATTTAGCTGCCGACGTAGATGCTTACTTGGACGCTCATCCAGGTCCACAGGGGCCTTCAGGTACCTTAGAGGTATACCCTCTAGTTACTACGGTGCCAGCAGGTACAGCTGGATCTGTGCAAAATATTGGCACTGCTCAAAACGCTATATTAAAATTAACTCTTCCTAGAGGAATTGATGGAGTATTGGGTGGTCCTGGTCCGTCAAACGTTTTATCAGTAGGAAATATTGTTTCTGGAATTAACGCTAGTGCAACAATTACTGGATCTAGTCCGTCTCAAGTTTTAAATCTTGTGTTGCCTCAAGGGCCACAAGGAATACAAGGGCCACAAGGAATACAAGGGCCGACCACTTTGGCAGTAAATGCTTTAACAATAACTGGAACCGCTGGAACAAATGCTTCTGTAACAAATACTGGGACATCCACAAATGCAGTATTTCAATTTACAATCCCTAGAGGAGCAACTGGAGCCACAGGTGCGCAAGGTATCCAAGGGGTTCCTGGATCAAGTGCAACAATTGATCCAATCCCAACAACAATATCGTTAAATATTCCAACTACATCTGTTTATGGAGTAAACTCTAATTGGTACCCCCTTGCAACAAATCTTTACTCTATTGGACAACCAATAGATTCTGGCTCTGGAGTTTCTTCAAATAAATTTTGGAAAACTATTTATTCTAATACAGGTACAATTAATACTTCTGACGAAAGATTAAAAACAGAAGTTTTTCCTACCGACCTAGGGCTTAATTTTATTAATTCTTTAAACCCAGTAAAATATAAATTTATTGAGGGAGGAAAAGAAATAGTTGACGGAGATCTAATATCAATACCTGGATCAAGAACACATTATGGATTAATTGCTCAAGAAGTTAAAGAATCTCTAGTAGATGCCGAGATAGAAGATTTTGCTGGTTGGGTTCAAATAGATATGTCAGATGAAGATTCCATGCAAGGATTAAGATATGATCAATTTGTATCCCCTTTAATTAAATCTGTGCAAGAATTAACTGCGAGAATTAAAGCACTAGAAGAGAAGTAAGACATGTCATATAAATACACTGTCTTGCAAGATTATCCATTATCGTTTTTTTTATTAGATGAAGTACGCTCTGGAGAAGTTGGAGCATATTTAGGCTTAATATCAACCTACTCTACCTATCAAGATTTAAAAGATAATGGAGTTTCTTATGCCGCAGTAAGCGGTTTGCCAATCATTGATTATTCTGGTAACGCAATGGAAGGATATGCAATTGAAACTTCTTCTATGGAAGTCCTTCCAATTGTTGCTGGTGGTAAAAGAGGTACAGAAATAAATGAAGCATCTGAAATATCCTTAAAGGCACTGGGTATAGCAACAAATAAAAACCCAGATAGCCCATTTGCACTTGAAATATGGTTTAAAGCAGATAACGAAGACGTAGAAGAATATTGTATTTTTGGAGACATAAACAATGACCTAGGAATATTTTATACAAATGAAAATATAACATTTAAAGTAAGCCAAGACAACTCTATATGCTATAAGGTTTCAAAAAACAAAGCAGTTCATATTGTTGGAATATACTCAAAAGATAAAATTTCTTTATTTGTTGATGGTAAATTAGTAAATGAGAAATCGTTATTTAATGAATTTAAGTTTTTAAACGAATCTATATCTTTATCTTTAGGCCCTGCAAATATAGGGTCAAAATTTATTGTAGATGCAGCAGCAGTCTATAACTATGAGATTGAAGAAAATAGAATCCTGTCTCATTATACTGCTGGATACAAAGACACTAAGCCTTCTCAAATTGTATATACAAATAACGGAATACTTTTTTCTTTAAACTCAAGCTCCCTGAAGCCTGGAATATCTTATAGGTATCCTGGAATTGAAGGTTTAGAAAGACTGTCTTCTCAGGATGGATATTATGATGCAGCAAATCAAAAAATTGTATTTAATAAAACCCTTACAATAGAATCAAAAATTTTTTCTTTTACGGAAACCCTATACGTTGGCAATCCAGAAAAAATTGTTTCATCTAATTTAATATATGGACAAGATGTTGATAATGTAGTTGTTGAGATCATGGTTCCAGGAGAAGATTGGGCGGTATGTAAAAACAATTCACCGCTCCCATACTATAATAAAAATCAAAACTCTCATAGCGGCTTCTTTGATTTAAGAGTAACAATGACAACAAATGACTCCTCCTTTGATTTGCCGTATTTTAATCGGTTAGAAATAGACATGTATTTGAATAAAGATTTTTACTCAGACAACTCAGGATTTAAAATTTATTCAAACTATGACTACACTATAGGAGAGTATAACTATCCAATAAGAATTCAAAATAAATATAATGGAATCTCTATGTATGAGGGTCATGGTTTTTCTACAGATGTCTCTACATATCCACAAACAATTGAAATGTTTTTTTCTCCAGATGGGAATAGCAATGTCTTGTTTTCTTCTGCCGATTCTTATTTTAAATGGAATTCAAGCGGGGCCATTACAAAGTCTGGAATTTCTTCAATATACGTAAATGGTATAAATAGGACATCCTCTACAAACATATCTGATTTCTTTTTAAATGGAGTATCTCACTATTTGATAATAGCATTGTCTTCTCCAGCGACAAACATAAAGTTTAATCAAAATCAAGATGGTACAGAGTACGGGTATTCTAATGTTTATAACAACATAGCTTTCTACACCCAAGCATTTGTACAAAATGACGTATTAAAAAATTACAGTCTCTATCGCTCAGACAATTCAAATATAATTCAAGGGCCAAGCCTAGTTATATCTGAAGATGACAACGGAGTTGACAATACTCCAAACTACGTGAGAGTACTTGGATAACAAACGGCTAAATACGAAATATAAGTTACAAAGACTTGACAAAAACTGGACTTTGGCTACAACTAATGGTAAACTGTTATACATATGGAAATCTTAAATCAAAAAAGCCAGATTATTGAAGAAACTCGTCTAGGAATTTATGTCTGGGAGATGCCAGACGGTAGATGGATAGGAGACGATGATGGGAACTTCTTATCCGTAACCTCTACAAAAGGGAATAGATCAAAGATTTCTTTTTTAACAGATGCCGTTAAGCATTATGGCATTTATGAGGGTCAGCCTAAATTTTTATCTGGACGGCGTAAAATTGATGATGAAGAATTTGAACATCAAAACCAAAGACTAAAATGGGGATTAACTCCAGACAAACTAGATATTGGTGAATATAAAGATTCAGTACTCAGAGGCGGGGAAATGCAATGACCCAGTTTGTTGAAGATAATAATGAAAAGCAATACGAAGTTGGAATTAAAAATAGCTCTGACATGTTTTCTTTTAAAAAAGAAGTAGAGCACGTAGACCCATTTGCAGTTGGGCTAGAGGAACTTAAAAAGGTAAGAGGACTAGGGTCTAATTTTAAAAGAAAAGTAAATAGAGATTTTGCTAAAGCGTTTACTGGACAAGACGGCTCAGGAACCCAACAAAATCTATTGCAGCAAGCAGTAACAGGCTATGCTATGTTTGATCTAGTTCAGCCAATTTATAACCAAGACTACTTATCTCAAATATATGAAGTTTCAACTTATAATTACGCAGCAATTAATGCAAAGGTTGCAAACATAGTTGGCCTTGGATACTCGTTTATGGAAACAAGAAAAACTAATGATGCTATTGATTCCATTACAGATGCTGTTCAGCTAAATAGAGCAAGAAAAAAATTAAACAAGTTAAAGCAAGATCTGCAAGACTGGCTTGATTCCACCAACGATGAAGATACATTTACAGAAACCCTAATTAAAGTATACACAGATTTAGAATCAACTGGCAACGGCTACCTTGAAATAGGAAGAACTACTGCTGGAGATATTGGATACATTGGGCATATCCCCGCAAAGACAATGAGAGTCAGAAGACTCAGAGATGGCTTTATGCAATTGCTTTATGGAAAGGCTGTCTTTTTTAAAAACTTTGGAGATACAGAAACAGTAAATCCAATTGGCGAGTTTGAAGATAGACCAAATGAGATTATCCATTTGAAGAAGTATACACCAATGAACAACTATTATGGAATTCCAGATATTGTTGCAGCACAGGTTGCTTTAACTGGAAATGAATTTGCTGGCAGATACAACCTTGACTATTTTGAAAACAAAGCGGTTCCAAGATATATTATTACTGTAAAGGGAGCCAAGCTTTCTCCAGAGTCAGAGCGTAAATTATTAGAGTTTTTTCAGGTTGGTCTAAAAGGAAAAAACCATAGGTCACTTTATATTCCCTTGCCAGCAGATACTCCAGATAGCAAAGTAGAATTTAAGATGGAGCCCGTAGAAGCTGGCTCACAAGAATCATCATTTAACATTTATCGACAATCAAATAGAGACGAAATCTTGCTAGCACACAGAGTTCCAATTAATAAAATTGGAGTACCAGAGGGAGTATCCTTGGCAAATGCCAGAGATGCGGATAAAACATTTAAAGAACAAGTTTGTCGTCCAGCTCAAATGAGATTAGAAAAAAGAATTAACTCTATTATTCAGGAAAAAACAGATGCCCTTAAAATTAAATTTGAAGAGCTTACTTTGACAGACGAAGATACTCAATCTCAAATAGATGAAAGATATTTAAGAATGCAGGTATTAACTCCAAATGAGGTTAGAATTAGAAAAGGTATGATTCCTATTGATGGTGGAGACGAAGTAGTTGAATTAAAACCTCAACAAGCCGCAGATCAAAAAGCCAAGGCTGGGAAAACAAGAGCTAGAGATTCTGAAAGATCAGCCACTTCTTCCGATAAAGTGGGAGAAGGAAGAAATGCTAAAGGTGAAGGAAGTAAAGTAGATTAAATCTGCTCAACTGCTATTTGCCTTTTTAGATAACTAAGTATAAAATTAAGCATATGAACATAGAAAAAAGTCAGTGGTCTTCTGACGGACAAAACCTTCATTTATCTGTTCCTTTTACAAAAGTAAACAGAGAAAATAGAACCGTATCTGGATTTGCCACACTTGATAATATTGATCAAACAGGCGATGTCGTAACAGCAGAAGCAAGCATGAAAGCATTTGAAGCATTTAGAGGAAACCTTCGTGAGATGCATCAGCCACTTGCAGTAGGAAAGGTTATATCATTTAAACCAGAAACTTACTACGATCAAAAAACAAAAGAATTTTATAACGGAGTTTATGTAACATCATACATCTCTAAAGGCGCTCAAGATACATGGGAAAAAATTTTAGACGGAACCCTTTCTGGATTTTCAATCGGCGGAAAGATCAAAGAATCAGATGATGAAATGAATAAAGCAACAGGGCAGACTATAAGATTTATTAAGGACTATGATTTAGTTGAACTATCAATAGTTGATTCTCCCGCAAATGAAATGTGCAATATCATCTCTATTGAAAAAATGAATGGTCAACTTATATTTAAAGGAATGGCAGCAGATGTTGTCACAGAAAATATTTTTTATTGTGAAGATAGCGAATCTGTTTTTATCTCAACAGACAAGACATACTCATCTCCAATTACTGGAAAAGATGCTACGCTAATTGGTTGGGTTGAAAGCTCAGATCAAAATAAATCCAAAGAGATAGATAAGATTCTTGCTTCATTTAAGAAGTCAAGAGTTCCGTTGCCTGCAACACAAACAATAGCAAAACAGGCAAACGTACAAGGAGGTAATGAAATGGAAAAACTAAACGTACATGGTACAGATTCAGTTGCAGCAGAGACACCAGTTGTTGAAGCCCCAGTAGTTGAAGAAGTTAAAGTCGTTGAAGAGACCATGGTAGATGCAACCGCATCTGCCGTTGAAGAAGCACCAGCTGTAGAAACAGCAGATGCTGAATCTGCTTCTGTAGATATCTTTAAGTCAGTTGATGCAGAAGCACCAGCTGCAGTTGAAGTTGAACAGCCTGATTTTGCAAAAATGTTAGTGGACCTAAAGGGATTCTTTGCAGATACTCTTAGCAAGGCTACAGAGACAAATGCATTGCAGGTTTCAGAAATCAAAGAAACTGTAGAAACTTTTAGCAAGGGCTTAAATGCTCAGATCACAGAATTAGCAGAAAAGCACAGCGCACTTAGTGTAGCTGTAATAGAAATAAAGGGCACTATTGATGGTGTTCAGAAGCGTGTAGATGCCGTTGAAGGCGATACAGCAATTAAGAAGTCTTCAGACCTTGGCGGGTCTGCAGAAGCAACAATCACAAAATCAAAATGGAACGGTTCTTTCCTCGGTTCCGTAAACGAAATATTTAACTAGGGTAGGTAAAAAAATATGAGCAATGAAACATTAGAAAAAGCAATCGCAGCTGGCACAACAGCTACTGCAGGATTTGCATCAAACACAGGTGGTTCAGGAGTACACGTAGCGTCAGAAGCTGGCAACGGTGGACTTCTAAACCCAGAACAATCAGCTCGCTTCCTAGACTATTTGTTCGACGCAACCGTAATTGGTAAGGTCGCACGTACAGTTCGAATGAAGTCAGACACAACAGAAATTGATCGCATGTCAGTAGGCGAAAAGCTTATGAAGCTTGCAACAGAGGGTGACGACACTTCTTCAAACAAGGGTGTTACTTTCTCAAAAATTTCTCTTACAACTAAGAAGCTACGTCTCGACTGGGAGCTCTCAACAGAGTCACTAGAAGATAACATTGAAGGAGCCGACCTTGAAGATCACATTGCACGTTTGATGGCAACTCAAGCTGGTAACGACATTGAAGATGTTCTACTTAATGGTAACACAACACTTTCAAGCGATTCTCTATACAAGGCCTTTGATGGTGTTGTAAAGAAAGCTAAAGCATCAGGCCACGTTGTAGACGCAGCTGGAGCAGCAGTTTCTCGTGAAGTCTTTAACAAGGCACTCAAAGCAATGCCTCGTAAGTACAAGCAGCGTCGTGGAGACCTTCGTTTCCTAGCTGGCTCAAACTTAATTCAGGACTTCCTATACAACAACAGCATTGGTACAAACCAGACAATTCCACAGGATATTGCATCAAGCGTAATCCGTGGTGGAGTTGCACCACTTGGTGGACCAGCAGGATACGTAGCGCCATTTGCGTTTGGTATTCCAGTTGTTGAAGTTCCACTACTTCCAGAAACACAGGCTGGAGATTACGCATCTCCAACAGGCTCACACGGTGACATCCACTTGACATTCCCAAATAACGTAGTTATTGGCATCAAGCGTGACGTAACTGTTTACCGCTTCTTCTGGCCACGCAAGGACTCAATTGAGTACACAATGTACACAAGAGTAGGCGTACAGATTGAACAAGCAGATGCTTGGGTAGTCGTAAAGAACGTTAAAGTTGCTTCTTAATTAAGAATTAACTATCGAAAGGCCCCTAATTAATTTTAGGGGCTTTTCATTTTAATTATACAATGCTATAATAGTTTTACCTAGAAAAAGGAGAATTAAATGTCATTTGACACTTTAAAAGTAGCCGAATTAAAATCAATTGCAGAGGACTTTGCAGTTGAAACAGAAGGCTTAAAAAACAAACAAGAAATTATTGCGGCTTTAGCAGAAGAGGGCGTAACCTATTCAGTATATGCTAAGACTATCAAAGATGTAGAAGAAGCAAAAGAAGAGATTGAAATTATTCCAGTATTTGATCCAAAGGCACAGCGTCCAGAAGATAATGTACTGGTTATGATGACAAGAGAAAATTTTAGATATGATATTTTAGGGCAAACATTTACCCAGCAACACCCTTATGTATCAATGCACAAAGATCAAGCTCAACAAATTTTTGATATAGAGGAGGGCTTTCGTTTAGCAACGCCTAAAGAAGTTCAGGATTACTACAGCTAAACCCAAGCATAAAAAATGGAAATTATAGTAGGAACAAATTCTCCAGTAAAGCAAAGAGTATTTTGGAAGGGCGGAATAAGCCAAGCTGACTATTTGCCAACTGTTAGTTTTTATGACATAACTGAAGACCCAGCAATTGCCCCTTCTATAAATCCAAGTACTATTTTGTCAACGCAAGTAGCAGAAGAAGCCGAAACAGATAGAGGCGTGTATCTTGTTTATCCTCCACTATCTTTAACTGATAGACCTAGATCCTTAAAGTTAGTTTGGGAATATGAGGTTGAGGGAGAGCAGGTTGTAAAAGAGCATAAGCTATTTGTGGTAAAGCCATACACTGATCTTACTCAAGCAGCAGATGCACTAGGCTTTGGATTTGATCAATCTGATCCAAACTATAAAACATTTGCTGATTTAACAACAGCAGAAAGATATGCAAGAAAGCTAATTGAAAATTATACTCAACAAAAATTTTATTTGTATGACGATGTAACTATTGTATATTCAACTGGAGCAGATGTTCTTCCACTTTCTACAAAAATTAATCAACTACACGAGCTATATTTAAATGATTTATTATTAATAGACAACATTAATAATATTAATAATTTTAGTGCAGATGTGGGAGTATCTGAAAGTGGCTTTGGAATTAGAGTAAATCGTGCTAACCAAATAGACAACATAGTGTATTCTGCAAACGGAATGATTCCTCCAAGCATAAGAGATTATTACCAAGGAGCATTTGTTAATGGTGGTATTTACAGAGTGTCAGGTGTATTTGGATGGTCAGAAATTCCAGACGAGGTAGAGCTTGCATGCATAGAATTAATGAAAGATTTTTTCTCTAAGGATAAAGAATGGAGAAACAAGTACATAAAGAGCATTCAAACATTTGATTGGCAATTCCAGTACGACACATCCTCATTTGCAGGAACTGGAAATAATTATGCAGATCAGCTATTGCTTCCTTATGTAATAAATAAAATGGTTGTGATTTAATATGAATAGCCTAGTTGATTCTATATTTAGTATGAAGCTAGATGTTTATGTTCAAGAAGACTATCAAGAGCAAAATACAGGAGCTATTAAAAAAAGTTGGGTCTATCAAAGAACTGTCCCATGTTTTGCAAAGGGAATTATAACTAACTCTGTAGGATCAAGAGGCGGAGATAATCAAACTATTACTGGCAAGTATGTTGATAAACAAACAATTGAAATTAGAACTGAGTCAAGATTAACATATAGAGAAAAAGTTTCTAATGTTAGAGACAGTGCTAACAACCCAATTTGGATAGAATTAAATTATCCTAATGATACTCCAACGGTATTTGAAATAGCTAGCTCAACTCCAATTACCGACCCCTTTGGAACTTTAATGGCATACAATTCAATTGCTAAAAGATCAGAGAGCCAGATAATTGGAGACTAGTGGAATAGCTTTACTACAAGCTTCTTCTGGCCTAGAAAGATTAATGGTTGGAACAACGGCAGCAGGAGTTTTAAAAGATAGTACGGTAGCCCAGATATCAGCATTCTTGTATTATCAAGCAAACGTCGCTGCAAAATTAGAATCCAACAAGGCATTTCAAAGGCTATTTAAAACAACAATATTTAAACAAATAGAAAAAGACTTTGGTCAGTTTATTGATTCACAGGCTAGAACAAAGCCAAAGTCATTACATCATGTTTATGAATGGAATAAAACTGGGCAAGCAACCAATAGACTTTTTAAATTAAATAAAATTGAAGGAATTGGATTGTCATTTAGAATAGATTATGAATTCAAGCTATCCAAATCATCTGTTCCTTCAAAAAATAAAGAGCAAACAAGTAGATATGTATTTGAAAACAAAGCGGCAGTAATGGAAAAAGGAATGCCTATAACCATTAGACCTAAGTCAGCAGAGAGACTAGTATTTGAAATTGATGGAGAAAAAGTATTTATGCCTAAAGGGAAATCAGTTACAATAAAAAGTCCTGGAGGCAGAGCATCTACTAATCAGTTTGACTTAACATATAGCAGATATTTTAGTGGACCATTAGTAAGTAATTCTATTAAGATGTCAGGGTTTCAAAATCTATTTGGATCTAAATTTGAAAAAGCAATGAGAGTTCCATCTTCTATATCCAAGGTGCGTTATTCTTTTAGTCCAGGTACAATTAGACTGCAGGCGGACTCATCATTAACAAAACAATTTGGAGGAGTAGCATAATGACAGATTATAGTATAGATGCCATGTATGAAGTAAGAAGACACCTATGGCAGGAACTTCTTGAGAATAACATCATTGATGCAAATGCATACTATAGCGATAATCTAGGAGAGTCAATTATTCCTATTATCCCTGTTCAGCAAGCTCCAGAAATAAATCAATTTTTAAGTGGTAAAACACATATTGTCTATGACAAAATGGGGAGCACCTATGAAGAAAACTGGATGATATGTTGTGAGAAAATATCATTTACTATTTATTCCTTAGACTATTCTGAAATTAATACTATTAGAAATATGATGGTAGATGTATTTAGACGAATGGATGATTCCGCCAAAGACTTAAATGAGTCTAAAAATACAGACAAAATCATATTCCATAATACTCTTATTTTAGAAATGTCTCCAACTGAGCCATCTACAGAATTAGCAGGATTTTTATCGGCAGATGTAATACTTGAAGTTAAGTACTCTAGAACAATAGGGCCAAAAGGTAGATTTGATTAGTTTGCCTTTTGGTTGATTGTAAGATAAAATTATACTAAGAGGAAATGAGCCTAGCCAGCTTGATTTAAAGTAAGTCAATATATATATATTTATTTAACAGGAGGTTTTACAAATGGCACAAAATACAGGTAATGCTAAAAATATTCTTGTTGGTGCGTCACCACTGTTCCTTTCGAACACTGACGTCACTACAGCAGGATACTTAGAAAACCAATCTCCAGGCACAGGCGCTTATGCTTTTGTGGCTGGTCAGTCTTTTACCAAGACACTTAATAATATCGACCAGGTAACTGGTACATTTGGATATCGCAACGTTGGTTTTACAAATAACGGTCTTCAGGTAACATATAACCCATCATACGGTTCAGTTACAGTAGATCAGCTTCTTGATACAGCAAAGCTTTTCAAGGAGTCAATGGAAGTTATGATCGCAACAGAAATGGCAGAAGGTACTCTAGAGAACGTTCTTCTAGTATTTGGTCAGCGCCAAGGGACTCTTATTCCCGATGTGGGATCGGGTTTATCAACTATTGATACGCTTGGTATTGCTGGAGGTGCACTAGGTGAGGCTCCAACAGAGCGTCAGCTAATTGCAGTTGGTCAAGCTCCAACATCTCAAGTAACAGCAACTGAGCGCGTATATTATGCACGCCGTGTTCTTTCTGTACAACAGTCACAGTTCTCTTTGGCTCGTAACGCAGCATCAACATTCCCAGTTACATTTCGTTTGCTTCCAGACGGTGCGACCGCAAACGTTAATCAAGAATATGGTTTCATCGTAGACCGCGTTCTAGCTCTACCAATATAATTAATACAATTAAATAATAAAATACCCCCTAATTTCTTAGGGGGTATTTTATTGCTATGATATTTTCATTATGATACAATAATATAGACGATCCTAGGAGGATATAAATTGGCAACAACAGTATACGATGTAGAAGAAATTCAGCTACAAAATGGAGCAACAGTAAAGCTAAAGCCTTTAACTATTAAAGAGCTTAGAAAATTTATGGCGGCAATTGCAAAAACAGCTGATGTAACTACAGAAGATGAAACCCTTACAATTTTGATTGATGCATGTGCAGTAGCACTAGAAAAGCAGCTACCAGAATTAACAGCAGATAGAGATGCATTTGAAGACGTACTTGACGTACCGACTATCAATAGAATCCTTGAAGTATGTGGTGGAATAAAGATGGATGATCCAAATTTGTTAGCAGCAGCGGTTCTAGCTGGTCAGAACTAGATCTAGCTGCGCTAGAAGGAGAAGTATTCTTAATAGGAAACTATAAGAATTACGAGGAATTGGAAGATAGTCTTTCAATGCCAGAATTGATTCAAACTTTTAAATCAATGCAAAAGTCTGAATCAGAAAAAAGAAAGTTTCTGGCCGCCATACAAGGAGTAGAACTTGAAGGTGGCGAGCAAGAAGAACAAAACACTAGCTTTGAAGATGTAAGAAGAAAAGCTTTAGGAATTACCGCAAATGCGTCAGATGTAGTTTCGCTACAAGGACAGTTTGCATCAGAAGCAGGTTTTGGTATCGGAGCGGGACTCGGATACAAAAGGGAGTAGTAGTTGGCAGATCAAAATATAGTCACCAACATAACCGCGACGGCTAATTTTTCTAGCCTAACAGCGCAGTTACAAGCAGTGACGGCACAAATGCTAAAACTGCAGACTACTACTATAGGTTTAAACAAAAACTTAACTAGCCAGGTAGGAGTCATGAATCGTCAGTTTGACGATACCATGCGCTCCACTGGCCAGTTTTCTAGACACTTTGTAACACTAACATCAGATGTATCTAAGTTTGGCCAGAACTTAGATAGCGGAAAAATGAAGCTTGGCCAATACTTTAAAACATGGCAAGGCCACACACAAAAGACTAGCTCATTAGTTAAAGATTTAGCTAAACAGCAGGTAATGCTTGAGAACGCATTTGTTCAACCACTTGGTAAAAATGCTCAAGGTCTAATGCAGTATAACGTAATGGTTCAATCTGGACTAGATGCTACTAAAAATAAAACAGCTTTATTAAGACAAGAACTTTCAATCATGAACAAAGTGATGAATAATGGCGCAGGACAATTAATTAACTGGGGTAAAAATACTCAGTGGGCGGGTCGTCAGTTAACAGTAGGACTTACAGTACCCCTAGCAGCATTTGGTATGGCTGCAGCAAAAGCATTCAAGCAAGCAGATGAAGCGCTTGTAAGACTTACAAAAGTTTATGGTGGATTAACAGCAACCTCAACAGAAGATCTTCTTCAGGTTAGAAGAGATGTATCTGCTTTATCTAGAGAACTTGCTTCAAGCCTAGGCGCAAACTTTACAGAAACAATATCATTGGCTGCAGATATTGCTGCAACTGGTAAGCAAGGAGCCGAGTTACTAGATTCTACTAGACAGACAACTAGACTTGCCGTACTTGGTGAAGTTGATAGACAAGATGCAATGAAAGCTACTTTAGCAATTCAAACTGCTTTTGGCCAAAGTACATCACAGCTTGCAGAATCAATTGACTTTCTTAACGCTGTAGAAAACCAGACATCTACCACACTTGAAGATTTAGTAACAGCAATTCCAAAAGCGGGACCAGTTGTTAAAGCATTAGGTGGAGATATTCAAGATTTAGCTTTATACCTCACCGCAATGAGAGAAGGCGGAATTAATGCGTCTGAAGGAGCTAACGCATTAAAGTCAGCACTTGCATCTATAATCAATCCAACTAAAGTGGCAAAAGAGATGTTTAACGGACTTGGAATTGATCTATCAGGAATTGTAGATAAAAATGCTGGAAACTTAACTGGCACAATCATGGCGCTCAAAGACTCATTGGATTCTTTAGAGCCACTACAAAGAGCAAGAGCAATTGAACAACTTTTTGGTAAGTTTCAGTTTGCAAGAATTAATGCTTTGTTTGAAAACTTAGGCAAGCAAGGAAGCCAGACGCTACAAGTATTAGACTTAATGAAAGCAAGCACACAAGACCTTGCGAGTATTTCTGAACGAGAATTAAAGACCCTTACTGAATCGGCATCTGGTAAATATAGAAGAGCACTAGAGTCAGTCAAAGCAGAGCTTGCAACCGTTGGAGAGCAGTTCTTAAAGGTTGGAGCATTTGTATTAAATGCAATAGATGGAATCCTTAAGTTTATTGGAAATCTTCCAGGCCCAATCAAAGCAGTGCTTGGATTTATTGGTGGGCTAGTAGCAATCGCTGGTCCTATAATCATGCTTACGGGTGTGCTTGCAAACTTTTTTGGTTACATAATCAAAGGTATATTTGCTTTAAAGAATATTGGAAAGGGCGGAACAGGATTTAAATTATTAACTCCAGAGTTAGTGGCTGCTTCAGCAGCAGCTAAAACAGTAGAAGAATCATTCTACAGCGACACAAAAGCTGCGGCAACATTTTCTGATGCGGTAATGACCTTAGCAGCCTCATTTGAAAAGCTAAAACAATCAGCAATGTCATCTACAATTGCAACTTCAAATAGTATGTCCACCGTTGCAGGAAATCCAGTAATGGGTGTTGGCGGAAGAATTGTAGATAAAAATAATCCGTTGGCTGGCAAGCCATATTCAAGAGACATGTCCCATATGATTCCAACTGGATCAAAAACCGCAGAGCAAAGAGCTAACGAAACAATATTCTCAACCGTTCCTGGACCAAAGCCTGTAAATCAAAGAATTTCAAATGCGCCACAAGTGTACATGAATACAGATATGCCTAAGATTCCTGGAGTAACATCTATAAATGGAATTTCAACTGGAGTAGTTTCAGCAGAAGCTGCCAAATGGCACTCAATGACTGCAGCTATTGCAATGCAGTCAAAAGCAGAGATTGCTCTTCTTAAAACAGAAATTGCTGCAACTGGAACAATGACTGCTTCAATTACTGATTCTTATCAAGCTCTTCTTCCACAAATGACAAAGATAACTTCTTTAGCAGCCAAAGAAACAGAAATGATAGTAGATCAACTTCAAGCTGGCAAGCTAACTGTTGAAGCAGCAAGAACTAAAATATTTGCATTAAATGCAAGAGTAGAAGCGATGATGGCTCAAACAGCTCAGGGTATTGCTACGGCTCAAGTAAGAACATTAAATTTAGGAATGGTTCCCCTTACAAATCAGCCAGTAGTAAGCGCTCTTGGAAAATCAAACATGAAGGAATTATTTCACAAAACAGAAACTTCAAAACTTGTTGATCAAATAGCAAGAGGTTTAGGGGTTAGAACTTCAGGCGCTGGATACAGCATTCAAACAACAAAGCCAAGAGGATTAAATAGCGGAGGATACGTTTACCATCCAGGAAAAGATGGAGCGGTGGTACCAGGAGATACAAGCATTAACTATGATAATACTATGGCAAAAGTCCCCCTTGGTGGATTTGTATTAAATCAAGAAGCTTCTAAAAATAATCCAAAATTAGTATCAACCGCAAGACAAGGATATAATTCAGGCGGAATGATTGATGCAATATTAACTCCAGGAGAAACAGTTGTTAGCCCAGAGATATATCAGCAAAATAAACAATCTTATGATGTAGCAAATAAAACAAAGCGTCCAATCTCTTTAATTAGTACTGGAGAAGCTGTTGGCGGAATGGTTATGTCTAATAAAAATAGATACGGCCTACAACCACCAGAAATATTTAGCAACTCAAGCTCACAATATGTAGGCATGTCTGCACTAACACGCACAAAAGAATATCTAGATTATTTAACATCTTCATCTTATCAGGCGGACGTTAAGCCAAACTTAATATTAAATGATGCAACTGCAATATTAAGAAATTCAAAAGATCCTAGAATGACGCCAGACATTGCAGTTAAAAAAGCCACACTTCTTGTAGAATCTTCTTTAGCTAGTCATGAATCATTTTTAAGAGATGGTGTAGGGCTTTCTTATACAGACTCTCAACAAAAATTAATGAAAGAAAATTTTCCAGATCTTGTTGAAACAAGACCCGCTGGGATGAATGATAAAGAATGGGCAGCAAGACGTAGAGCTATATCTCAATCTGATGTAAAAAACAGAGAAGCAAAACTTATTATAGTAAATATATTAAAAAGAAAATTTCCACGTTCTACTCTTTATCCAAATGCAGATAGAGCTCATATAGAAAGATCAATTGGGCCAATAGCAACACGGGGTTATGCTGGATCAGCTATGCATGACCCATTTAATAATTTTTCCGCATCCCTTACAGCTAGACTTGGAATTGATGATTATGTGCCATTAACAAAAGATGAAGCAATCTTAAGAGCAAAACGAGTTTCACAATATTTAGGCTTTAAAAATGTAAATGATTTTATGAAAAATTTACCAAAAATAGAAGAATTTATTTCTACTGGCAAATGGAATGGAAAAGGCCCAATACCAGAATCCTTGGTAAAAGCTCTAGGTGGAAACATGAGGGTCTTTGAAGCTTCTAAAACCCGATCAATAAAACCAAAGCCAGTCGCACCTACTCCACGCGCTAATTTCTTTGTCCGCGGAAGACTTGCCATGAACTCTGGCGGAGAAATTGGAGGAGCAGTAAAACCTGGTAAATATAACTATGGAAGAATGTTCCTTGGAATGCCTAGAGGGATCAAAGCAGTTGAAACTCAAAGAAAAGCAAGAAAAAACATGGAAGACATCAATGCTTCTCTTATGTCTGGAAGATTTGCCAAAATGAAGCCAACAGATTTTGGAACTTTAAGATCTCCTACATCTGGAAGAAGTTTTCCTGTTTCAGGCATTGGCGGAGTTTATGAAAAGCCAGATGGATCAGTAGTATTTGTTAAACCAGTTATGGATGAAAGAGCGGCACTAGCAGAACAAAGAGCTACTATTATTGCAAGAGAAGCCCATGGACTTAAAACACCAGTTCAAACAATAAGGACTATGATTGACCCAACAGACCCGACTGGCAAAAGAAAGCTATTGGTATTGGAGTCCCCATACGATAAAGCATTTGTAAAACAGTCTGGAAAATTTACAGAAAAAGACTACTTTAAGCAATTAGTTGCAGCCAATTTAAGAGGCGATAAAGATTTAAGTAGAGATAATTTATCTGGCGGAACATTAAACGATATGGGAAATGCTGGTGTATTTAAAATGGCATCTGGACTTAGACCATATGAACCAAATATGCCATCAATGTCTGATCAAGCAAGGATAAACCTTCTTGGAGTTAAGGGCGGTGCAAAAAGATTCTTTGCCGAATCAACTTTAGAAATACCAAAAGGAATGACGGCAAAACAATATCACGAAAAAATGATTTCCGAAATTGATCGAGTTCTTCCAAAACTGAAAGCAACAATTAAATCATTTGATTTAAACAAAGAAGAAGCTATTTTTTATAAAGCCATGACAAAAAGACTTGAAGATGGAAGAAAAGTAAATTGGGAGGAATTCCACGGAATTCATTCTGCTGTAAAAACTTCTGCATCCAAGCAATTAACTCCAGCTGCTCTACTTAAATTAAAAACAGAAACTGATTTAAGAATAAGACAAAGAGGACACGCAAGATCGTTAAGCGATAATGCATTTAAATCAAACGCTAATGAATTTAATGCTGGAGGCGTAATTGGCAATGTCATGAAATCTATGGCTATGCGCAGAATTGGTGCAGGCTTTGGACCAACAGGTGCGCCTAAGCCAAGCATGTATGAGTCAGCCCCATGGGGCGTAAATTCTCTTACAATTGGAATGGGAAACAAACTATTTGGTACATCTGGCCTAACTAAAAATACACAAAATTTATTCTATGATAAATTTGCGGCAGCATTAGCTAAAGAAAAGCCATATGGATATTTAAAGGATGCAAGCGGGTCTCTTAAAAATGCATTAGAGCCACACGTAATGGATTCTGTAGTTAGATCTGCTGCATCAAATTTAATCTCAGATCGTAATTTTATTAGACAGCTTTCCCCAATAGATAAAGACATTCTTAGAAAAAAATATTTAAATTGGGATTCTAAAAAAGATACTCCATTAACAGCATTACTACAGAAAGAAATATTTGGCATTGCTGGTAAAAGAGAAATGGGTGGTCCAGTCTTAGCAGGACAAAAATATATAGTTGGAGAAAAAGGTCCAGAACTATTTAGTCCTCAGCAAAGTGGTACTATAGCTCCAAACTATGAGCTTGGCGGAATAATTAAAGCTGGAAAGTATGCTTATGGTCGCAGTGGAAATCCAGCACAAAGAGCAATGCAGGAGGCAGAAAAACGTGCTAAAGCGGCAGCATATGTTCCAGCCCCAGTTGCACAACCAGAATATAAAGATGGTCCGCTATCTGGGTCAAGAACAACATTTGTAGGAAATCGTGGAGTTAGAACAAATTCTTATGGGGTTCAAGGATCTTTGCCTTACATGCCAGGGCTTACATTAGGGCATGAATCTTTAAATAAAACACAAGCGGCACTTAAATCAGCCGCAAAACAGATAGAGATGTCATTATATGCATTAGGCACTAGTGTTAAAAAAGATGCAATTACATTAGGAAAAAACATTAAATTTAGTGCTACTACTTTAAAGTATTCTGCAAATCAATTAATTGTAGGTGCTAGAATGTATGGATCTGATTTGTCTGCAGGCATAAGTTTATTAGGATCTAAGCTAGCTGACTCTTCACGTAGAACATTATCAAAGATGGAGCAAGTTAGAAAATCATATTTCAGTCCACAAACAATGGCATCTAGGCCACCAGGAGTTGCTTTCAATCCAGGGTACATTGACGCAAGTGGTAACAAAGTTGAGGCCTCAAGAGTTCCAAATGCAGCTAGACTTGGCTTCAAAGCAAACCTTGGGTATACAACAAGAGCTATGCTAAATCCGATTCAATACGGAAGAGCTGTTTTAAATAAGCCTAGGCCTCTAGACGATCAAGGAAATCCAATTTCCCGTGGTTCTGGAGCTGGCGGAATGATGTTGGGCACCATCGGTGGAATGGCAGCAGGAACGGCTATTGGAGGAAAGATTGGAGGCTCAAGTGGCGCAATGATGGGAAGCATGGTTGGAATGATGGCGGGCCCTCAATTAATTCAATCAGCTAGCAAAATGATCGCTAGCAGAGCTCTGCTTAGTGCTGGTTCTGGAGCAGTTACAGCTGGATTTGGTGCTACCGCTGCCGCTGCAGCAGGAGTGATACTTCCATTGGCTGCCGTTGCTGCAGCATTGTATGGAGGGTATAAAGCATTTAAGCATTATAAAGAAGGACAAGAACTAAACCTATCAACCTTTGGATTAACTGCTGAAGCTGCTAAAAAAGCTAATCTTAGATTTACAGATTTTGGTTCAAAAATTAAAGAGACCATTCAAGATTCAAAAGACATGGCCGCTGCAAATAAACTTGTTTATGAAAGTATGAAGGATGGCGGAACTCCTTTTCAAATGACTATTGCAGAATACAAAAAATTAAAAGTTGAAGTTAAAGAAACTTTTGCTGAACAAATTAAAGCATTAGATAGACAGCCTTCTACTAAAGTTCCAGATGCTGTTCGTAGAATTAAAGAGCAGCTAATCGCTGCTGGAATGTCTGCTGATGAAGCAACTAAAAAAGTATTTACTATGCTTCAATTATCTAACAAAAAAGATCAATCAATTACAGCAACAATGGGTAACTCAAAATTTAGATCAATAATAGATGCTCAAACTTCTGCTGTTTCATCTGTAGAAAGCTTTGGAACAGATACTAAAACCCAAGGCAATAAAGAAAAAGCGGCTTCATTAAATACTGCTCTTATGGCTACAGAAACTGGAATCAACGACTTGATTGAAAAAAGAGAAAGACTTGTAGCCAAAGATTTAACTGGGAAAACAAAATCATTGACTTATGCAGAAGCTGAAAAAATAATGATTGATAAAATCAATAAGTCTAAAGAAGCTGGAGCTATAATTACTCAAGGTACAGTTGATGAAATGGCTAAAACAAATCCAGAAGTTAAAAAAATGATTAACGGACTGGATACTGTTGTTAGTGTGTATCAAAAGATTAGACTTCAAGCACAGGGATATAAAGGAGACTTATCTGAATTAAATGCAGCACAAACTGCTGTGCTTTCTCAAGCATTTAGTAAAATTAGATCAGTCGTTGAATCTACAAATAAAATTGGCATATTAAAAGAACAGTATACAAGCTTAGGGCTACTAGAAGAAAAAATTAAGTCGTATACCAGGGCGCTAAAGGGACAGTCTGTAGCAGAACAAATATCTGACAAAGATAGAATTAAATCTCTTAATAAGCAGGTTGACGCTAATAATAAGTTAGCGGATGCACGAAAGAAAGCCTTAACTGCTGCACAATCAGATGCAGATCTTGGAAGACAAATTGAAAAAACAAGACTTGAAATGGAAAACGCTTTTTCAACTGGAGACACTGCAAAAGCACAATCTTTAAGAATTGATTTAGAGTCACTGACTTCACAACAACAAACAGAATCTCAAGTACGAGCAATTGATAAAGCAACTGAGGCTGCAAATAAACCATTGCAAGCTGCTTTGGAAGCAATGGCAAATAAACAAGAAAAGCTTGCAAATTCAGCAGCCCTAGCTGGTGAAAGCTTAGATAAGATTAGAGACAAATACACTAAACAAGAAGCTGCAATAAATAAAGTAAATGATGCTATGACTGCTTTGTATGGTAATGCAGCTGCTGCAGGGAAAACAATTGAGCAGTATGTTGCAACAGTTGAGGGCGGCAGAGAAGCTGCGGGGCTTGTAGGAGCAACAGAAACAACAACTGGAGTTAAGTCTTCAAAATATGCAACTCAAACAGGATATGTGGGCTCAGAGCTTATGACTAGAAAGGTTGCAGTATCTCCTGAACAAAACGCACTAGGAATACTTGCAAAATCTGGAGCTTCTTCTGGAGTTAATCAGGCATTAGCTGATAGCATCAAGGGTGGCAAGACTTTGGCAGATGTTGTTAACGCTGTAAAAGGGATTGATCCACAAGCAAAAAAGAATGTAAAGGTTACTGGAGATTATTCTAAAAGCATGGAGTCAAAAACATTTGATGGTAAAAAAGTTGATGTTCTTAATGCTGAAGCTAGAAATGCAATCGTTAAAAGAGAAAAATTAAATTTGGGAGACACATTTGAAATAAATGGCCAAAAGTATAAAGTTGGTGGCGCTGGTGGTGGGCAAGTTGTTTATATGGGCAAAGCAGCAACAGGAGTCATGGGCGGAAAAGGAATGTTCTTGGTTGGAGAAAAGGGTCCAGAGATGGTTCACCTTGGATCTCCTGCAAATATAATGCCAAATGACATAATGAATAAGTTGGCAGCCGCCTCTCCACGATATAAGATTCCTCAATCATCATTTAATGTAAGTGGCCAATCAACATCAGGGGCGTCATATGTTGTAAACCAAAATATTTATGCATCTGATGGGATGGATGTTGAAGCACTATCGAATATGATTATTCAAAAAGCACAGGTTGTTATTGGACAAAAAGCTAAGGTTAATGTTAAAATGGTTGGACAGGGGAAAAATATATAATGGCAGCTTTAGTTTTACCAGTAGGTTCCGCATTGTTTTTACAAGATGCCGTTGGAACCTGGCAAAAATTAACTGAGCATAATAGATCCCCAATATCAATAGATACCCAAAGGTTTGAGCAGACTTCTAGAATGGCCAATGGGAGCCTTAGAAAGCTGTTTATAGCCGACAAGAAGACTTTATCTACCTCATGGAGCATGCTTCCTTCATACTATACAATGACCGTAGACGGCGGCTGGGGGGCAGAAGACATAAAGTCGTTTTATTTAGGAGCTAAAGGCCAAGGGTCATTTAATGCCAGAATTGCATATAACTCTACTAGGACTGAAGATTTTGTAGCTTCATTTACCTCATGCTCATTTAATTTAATTAAAAGAAATGTTAAAGAAAAAATAGCGGATACAGCACAAGCTTTTTGGGACGTATCAATTTCATTGGAAGAAATTTAATGCAAACGGTAAGCCCAACAACTTTAGATAAAATAAACCAATCCACATCCTATTCCATGTCTGGCGGATGCTGGCTTGAATATAATATGAATGACCTAATTTATGGAGCAAAAATAACTTCTCCAGTAGAAACTGCGTCTAAAACAGATCCTGTAACAGGAAAAGTATATTATCCTTTTAAAAAACTATTTCCTCTTACTAATATAATAGATCCAAGAAGACCAGCAGTAGCTGGAATAAATTACTTTATAAATAATCCAAGTGTAACTCAAGCAATTCCTAAGTATAACGTTTCTGGAGATTTAAAAACAAGAATTTATTTTTCTAGCTCTAAGCTTCAATACAAATTTTGGCTTTCCCCTCAAGCGCTAGGAACATCTTTATCTAATTGCAATTTTACTGTTGAGTATCCAGCTGCTAAAACTGCGGTTACAAATAATATTGTTGTTAAATTTGAAACTTCTTACTCTAAGCCAACAGCATGGACCATTGAAGTTGAAAATCATGCAGGAGTAAAAACAACTATATCTACAAATGGAGTGGTCCCAGATGATGGGGTATTTAATCTTTATTACAATGGGTCTACCTGGAGCACCACAAAATTTTTATCTCCAGCTATTCCATTTAACATTAAAAAAATAATTATTACAGTTACGTCAATAAATACTGCAAACTCATTTTTAGGAGTAATAGAGGTAAGCGCAAGATATATTCAAGACGTTTCAGATAGAATAGTTGCTTTTCAAATATCAAAGATGTCTTCTGATGATTCTGCTGGTATAGTCCCAGTTGGAATAGTTACATCAAATGCACTTACTTTAAATCTGGAAGGATTTGACAGAAAAGGAATAGAATACGACAAGACAAAAGCATTTGATAAATCAAATATAAATCTTTATAAGAATGTAAAGGTAATGCCATTTAATATAATAGGCTCAGACACAATACCTCAAGGAGTATTTTACATAGACTCATTTACTATATCTGAGTTTGGAGATATTGATATCCAGGGCTTAGACGGAGCAAAATTTTTACAAGAAATAATAGCCCCAGACATAGTAATTCAAAATGCTCCTTCTCAGGCTATTATTAGAAGACTTCTAGATGGAGTTGGATTTACAAGCTATAACTTTAATACTTATGGCAAAAATAATTTATCTGTTGTGGACTCTGCAACTATTGTTCCCCTTTATTGGTTTACAGATGATACTAAAACTGTTTGGCAGCATATACAAGATCTGTGCAGAGATACTCAAATGATTGCTACATTTGATAACTACGATAAACTTCAGTTTTATCCAAGAGATTATTTGTTTGATAAAGAAAGACCTTCTAGCTTTAAGCTTAGAAGCGAAAAAAAATCTTCTAATCTTCCTAACATTATTTCTTTGACAAAAGAAACTGTTCCTTCTGTTAAAGCTGCTAAGGTTATATACACTCCAATTATTAGTACAAACTATACTGGAGCTTCAGATAACCTATATGTCTCCCCTCCTTCTGCGTTAGGGGCAGCGGCACTACAAGAAACTTTAAATGCATCTGCACCAGTTGATTTAGTAAATGATCCAGCAGCTAAACTAGGAACAATATCTTTGTCGCCAATAACAGTATACAGCGGACTAACAGACACTTCTTTTTACAATAAGAGCGGTTACTTTTTAATAAACAAAGAGATTATTGAGTATGACGCAATTCAATTTCAATATAAGCCCATCAGCGCTCCAAATACAATTGTAAATAAGTGGATCACGTCTGACTCCGACATTGCAAAATTTTTAGGAGAAAGCGTAATTGGTTCATTCAAGCCAACGTTAAAATATAGAATTAAAGAAAGAAATGCATTTGATGCAACTGGCAAAGGAATAGGGGTAGGAGATTCTCACGAAGTAAACCTAGATAGCATTAAAAGTTTATGGTCTGGATCCAAAGTAAATATTCCAACGGCAAAGTCAGTAACAAAAACTAATACGCTAGAACAATCAATTTTTTCTTTACAGGAAACAGACGGATCTGCAAAAAAAATATCCAGATCTTTGTTAAAGATAGTCGTTCCACCTAAAAGCGATTACTATTATTACGCAACTACAACATCAGAACCATTTGCAGCAGAACAATATTTTTCTATTGGCACAGCAATGTTTTTTAAATTAGCCACAGATTCTAATGGAAGAATTACTGGAGAGCAAAGTGTGTCTGCAGGACTAGGTATTGGATTGTCTGCAAACAACTTAGATGGATATATATTAAAAATGTCTACTTCTCAAAACGTTGCAAACAAAGGATTAAGTTCTAGAGACGTACAATTAGTTAAAATAAAAAATGGAATTGAAACACCAATATCTGATACTCAAAAAACTGAAGACAATTCAATTACTGGAGTATCTGGCGGAGAACTTTACAGAATAGAAGTTAAGGTTTCTCAAAGTGTTGGAAAAAGAATATTTAAGATTAAATTTAATAACAGTACAATTACTGCAACAGACACTTCCGTGGGGAATGAATCAATAACTATGACAAACAAGGTAGGACTGATAGGAATTTTAGGTGAGTCTGCATTTGATTATATATATACTTCAGTTTTAAGCAAAGATGATTTTCTTAAGCCTTCCAGCTACGACAATTATGGGTCTTATATAGGAGCAGCAACTTCTTTAAAAAATATATTTGGAGATTTTTTAGCTAGCGGAACTTCATCAAGTACTGCAAAAGCTCCTTGGGTTCAAGAGTTTGGCCCAGTTGCTAGAGAGATTAAAAAAATATCTACCAGATATGCCACCCGCCCAGGATTTGTAAAATACCCACAAATTATATTAAACCCAAATGTTTCCCTGCTTGGATACAATGCCACATCCTTTGGAATTGATGCATACATTTTAAATAACACAGGAACATTTGTTGATTTAGCAGACGGCGGAGAAAAAAGCTTTATAGTTGTAGGAGAAACAATAGCTCCTTTAGACCCATTTGAGTACATTGATCCAGAGTTTTTGTCTACAAAAAATGAGGAGCAGGTAGCATTTGAATCTACATGGATTCAAAAAGAATCAGAGGCTAAAGCTCTTTCAGATTGGATGAGAACACAATGGTCTAAACAACAAACTGTTTTATCTCTAGATATATTCCCAAACCCATTAATAGAAACTGGAGATATTGTAGAGATATCTTACCCAAGTAACCTAGTATATTCAACAGAAGATGTAGGTCAGGTATCTGGCAAATATATAGTCTTGGATATTGAGCAAGGGTACAGTCAATCGCCATCAACAAAAATAGTTTGTAGGTCGATTTATGTTTAATGAAATGGTAGAATCTTAATATGGTAAATAAGAAAAACCCAAAAATTGGTAATGCTCAGGTAGCAGGTGGAGTAAAGGTTCAACTACCACTAGACTCTGATTTAATTGGGGTATTAAAAACAGATCAATATGATTTAGTAAATCTATATACTGGTGCCACAGATAAGACTTATGTTGAAAGTGTTCCTGGAGATGAAAATCTAGAAGATCTAGAAAATCTAAACAATTCAGATGAACCTAAAGATCCAGAGGTAGTTCCACTACCATCGCCAAATTTAGAAGATATTACTTTAATAGGAAAAACTGGAGCTAGATACTCATCTGGTCAAACAATATTAGACCCAGACATATACTACGATTCAAATAACAATAGATTCTTAAAAGTAAAATTTGAAGTAAAAAATAGTGCAGGAGATTTAGTGACAGGTGTGATTATAATATGATAACAAAATTTGGTAAAAGATTTATAACTTCTTACCTATCTAATGGATTAAACTTTAACCAAAAAGATATTGCAGTAGGCATAGGTCCTCAAGCTGAAAATGACAACGACAAAGACATGCAGTTTGAGTTTTACAGATCAGGTGTTTTTTTAGGAAGCTCCGACATACAAACAAATACATCTACTGGAGAAACAACCTACTCAATAGTTTATAAAACTACTCTGCCTCCAGACGTAGAAGGCATTATTTCAGAGATAGGTCTATTCCCTACAGCAAATCTTCAAAATACAGACTATTCATCTCAGTATATATCGTCCTTTGAAAATGTTTCTTCTTGGTATGATGAAAATGGAAACCAACCTGTTTTGGCTTTATCTCCAGCTCCAAGGATTGGATCATCTTATTTTATCGTATCCGCTTTGTCTAATTCATCAAAATCATATAGCCTAGATACAATATTTGATATTTCTGGTTATGGAGTAAATGATGGATTAACTATTGCTTTTAGGCAACAAGATTTAAACCTAGACTATATTTATGTTAGGTTTTATAGTTCTCCCACGAATTACAAAGAAATAAGATTTAATTCCGATACAACAGTAGGAAATAAAATTATTAAAAAACCCTTGTCTGATTTATTTAACTCTGGATTTTTTTCTGGCTCAGTTAATTTTTCTTTAATTACAAGAATAGAAATTGGCGCCAAAGCAAAAAATACTGGTACCTGCATTATATTGCTAGATGGATTAAGGCTAAACGATGAAGACTCGTACAATACTCAATATGGATTAATAAGCAGATCAGTTTTGTCCACTCCAATAGTAAAAGCACTAGGTGTTGAGATGGACATAGAATATAAAATTAATTTAGGGTTTTTATAATGGTTTTTAAAATATCTGCTTTAGACGGAGGAAAAAACAATGTCCCTGCAGAACAACAAAGTAATCCTGCAATTGCTGCTTCAAAACAAACAGCAGGTTCTTTTATAGTAGAAAGATCTGGATTAAATGTAATAGCAAATGGAGTGTACCCATTTTCTTTTGCTTATGCTTATCAGGATACAGAAAATCCATCTCAGGTTATATATGGACCAAGATCAGCAAACTTTATATTTACTTTAGAGGTTCCAGATTTTACTATGCCAGTTACAAATTTAGTTGTTACCCCAGGGCTTTTGCTGTATGGCGTTAAGTGGGATGCAATAGATAAAAGCTTGGCCAACAATAAATGGTTTATTGATGCACAAATTTATGAAAGTTTGACTGGAACATTTACTGGAGAAGAATATCTTGTTTGGAATGGTACTGGAAATTCAGCAACAATATTAGTTTCAAATACAAACAATAGGTGGATACGTGTAGACACAAGAGATCAGGACTATCATAAAAAAAGTGTTGTGTTTGGTCCATTTCAAGCTACCGATCCAATTACAGTAGATACGGTTGGTCCTGAAAACGTTTCTTTAGTTACTACTAGTGGAGGAATAGACGCATCTGGAAGCATAGGATTTAATTCTTTTGCCCTAGTATCTTGGGCACCAGTTACAGGCGGCGGGATTAGAGGATATAGAATTAGGTTTACTAGTGATATTGGAGCATCCCCAGTATATTCATATGTTGATTCTCCAGGAACTGGAACTTCATATAAAATTGCAGGGTTAGCAGCAGGGGCTACATATAAAATAGCAGTTGCTACATATGACGAGTACAATAACATATCATCTTCATATATTTCTGGAGGAAATGTTGTTTCATCAGGCACTCCTTATATTGGAACTAACGTAACAACTACTGGATATTTTGGTGCAAGTTCAACGGGTGACATAGGAATGTTTAAGTTTGGATATGGCGTAGAGCCTGGCAAAAGAGGGCTCTCCTTCAATGCAAACAATTACTGGTACATAGACTCTAATCAGTCAGCCTTGCTTAAAGTAGGAGGAAGTACGTCCAATTACATTTCTTGGGACGGAACTAAATTTACTGTAGATGGGGATGTAAATGCTAAAGGCGGAACTTTTAGTGGTAATATCTTTATGTCTACAACAGGAGCTTCTATATATAACGGAACAATAGATAATGCTACTGGAAATTTAACTGGGAACGGATTTGCACTTAACTCAACTGGATTAAAGGTTGCAAGTGGAACAAACTCAGTAATACTTTCAGCAGCAACTGGAACAATAACTGCAAATGCTGGAGCTATTGCGGGATGGAATTTAAGTGGCACCACGCTATCTAAAAACAATGTTATTTTAGACAGCACTGGCTTTATACAATTAGGAGCAAACGCAACAACAGCATTTTATTTACATAATGGATACTCATTTGCTTCTTCTACTTGGCTTGCATGGGCAGGAAACAATATTCCAGATGCAAATGCAAAATTTAGAGTTAGATCCGATGGAACGCTTTTTGTGAATGGTGCGGTATTTGGCTCAGGAACAACAATTTCTGGATATGCAACTACTGATCAACTAACAACAACTAATACAAATTTAACAACAACTAATACAAATTTAACAACAACTAATACAAATGTGACAGCAGCAAACAATGCTATAGCTACAAAACTAACAAAAAGCACTAGCACAATAACAGACTCTAATAATAATATAACTGCAATAAATTCAGCGGGAATTACTGTATTTTCTAATGGTAATGCTAATGCATCGGCTCCAGGGACTGGAGCAAGAGTTGTTATGAATAGTGCTGGAATAGCAGCATACAATTCTTTAAATCAATCAACATTTTCTATAGACGCTTTTAATGGAAGCGCAACATTTAAAGGAGATATAACTGGAGCCTCTGGTGAATTTAGTGGAGTTGTAAGACTTATTTCTGGAACAAAAACTACAGTACTAGGTAGTGATGCTACGCTTACACTAACAGATACTTCATCTGGATTTTTATCAGGAGGGGCAATTGCTGTTACTTCTGGCACACAACGTTTAGACATTGGTTCCTCTGCATTAATGTTTAACAGTGGTTCAGGACTTTTTACAAATGCTGGTTTTGGCGGCTTTGCACAGAATGACATTATATTAACTGCACAAAATGGCGCTGATCTTTATTTTGGCGGTTATAGCCAAAGTGGGAAGATTTATTCAAATAGACCAATAATTAACTTTCTTTATTCTATATCTACTGGATTTGCTACTTCCACGCCGTCTGATACAAATACTAGTGTGTCATTAAACCCTAATGGATCTATGGTTACAAAAAGAACTGATGGGCCTGCAGGTTGGTTTGGAAGATATGCAACAAGCGGAACAGTAGAAGCTATTAGATTCATGTACTCATCAAGTTTTAATAGTATGTCTGATGCTGGAGGCATAAATATAAGTACTGGGACTCCTTCTTTTAGAGGTCCTTCAGATTATAGACTAAAAGACAATATACAAGATTACTCTGGCGGGCTTGAAAAAATTAATATGGCTAAAGTAAGAACCTTTATTATGAAATCAGACTCTGAGCGTAACACTCAGATAGGTTTTATTGCACACGAGTTTGCCGAACCGTTTCCAGATTTTGTGCAGGGAGCAAAGGATGGGGTAGATGAAAATGGAGATCCAGATTATCAATCAGTCATGACAACAAATCTAATTCCATATATTGTTTCAGCAATACAAGAGATTAGCTCTGCCCTAACATCTATTTCTGCCAGGCTTGACGTACTTGAATCATAATGGTATTCTTAATTAAATCAAAAAGGAGATATAATGGATAAATTAGAACTAGTAGTACAAGCTTTACAAGAACGCATAGGCCAACTAGTCTCACAATATGAGACTCATGTTGCAATTCTTCGTGCTGAAATCACACAGCTTCAAGAAACACAAAAAAATATGGAGTCTGAGGAGAAGTAGATGGCAGCACAACTAGAACCAATGCAGATAAATGATGGGGACCCTATTACCTCAGAAGTAATGAGAAGTATTATAGCCAACATCAATACAATTAATAAGCTATCAAATGCAACATTTGAAACTGGCGGATCAGAAAATGCACCAGTTACTAAAAGCATTAAATCTAGCAGACTTAAGGTTCCAGTAAATACTGCAGGTACAGGCAAGGCAACAGTAACATTTGATGCACCTTTTAATGCTCAGCCAAATATAACATGCACCATATGGCAAGCAAGCACTGCAAACTTTTTAAAGCATAAATATCTTCCAGTAGTTACATCTCTAACAGCTTCTGGATTTACCATAAGCATGCTTCCAATTGGAGCAACCTCAAACGGGGAAGTATATGTTCAATGGATTGCTGTAGGATAATATAAAGTATTGACAATCTAAACCCATATGCTACAATTTGATGTAGCGTATGGGCCATGAATATTCATGGCCTATTAACATTGAGGAAATAATGTCTAACGATTTAAAATGGATGCTCTCATCTGATCAGCAATTCCCCTATCAAGATGATAAAATGATTGAGCTTTGGTTTAAGGTTATGAAGTGGTTTAAGCCAGATGTTGTAGACTACCTTGGTGATACAGATGATCAAGCATGTTATAGTAAATATACTGAAGGGCGTTCTGCAGAATTTATGCAACTTCACAAAGATGATAGTCGTGATTTAATTGTTCCAATGATGCGACATGAAGCAAAAGGCGCACGAGATTTTTATGCAAAAACAAGAGAAATGCTTCCACAAGCTCAATTGTTTTCTGCTTTAGGAAATCACGACATCAGAATATTTGATTATATTGACAAGAAGCTTCCAGATTATGCAAAAGAAGTAACACCAGAAGCTTTGTGGAGTTTAGATTCTTTAGGCTACGATTATATATTTTATGATGCACTTCCAAAGCGTCGTTTTGGAGACATTCACGTTCACCACGGACTTTCAATTGCAGCAGGTGGATCAGTAAAAAAAGACATGGAAGACATGCAGGTATCTTTAATTAGAGGACACTCTCATAGAATTGCTTCTCATATGGTAACCTATGAACTCAGAAACAATGGACAAGGCGAAGTTCTTCGTGGATATGAGATTGGTCACATGTGTGATGAAAAGGGTCCAGGCATGAAGTATACTCAGCACCATGATTGGCAAAAAGGATTTGCGGTTGCTCATATTGTTAATGACTATCCACACATTCAGATGATTCATGTTTCCCCAGATTACTCATGCGTAGTAGATGGGAAAGTATTTCAAGTATGATAACTTGTGATAAATGCAGAGGCAGAGTGTTTGTAGATAGGGTATTCTCTCAAAAAATGCATATAGAGTTGTTTTGCATCATGTGCGGCAAGCGCTGGATGATGAATAAGAATACAAATAAGTTGGGACAATGGCTGGAAAATATAGAAGAAAATCACTCAAAGCGATACGGTATTTCTTCTTAAACGAAAAGATACATAAAGTCTTAAGCTCTTCAAGAGCAAAAGACCAGTTGTTTGCGTGGTGTTATCCAGACAATAAAAGAGTTTTGTACCCATACTCTGAAGTAAATAAAAGCATGGGTAATGCCTATAGCATTGTTCAAGTAGGAAATATGCTTAACAAGCATAGAGTAACAATTCAAGATTATATTTTAGAGGAAAAAATTAAGACTCCTCAAAAAATTTATCCAATAGGCAATGAGCCAGGCCAAGGTTGGTATAAGTATATGTTTAGCGATAAGGATGTACTTGACTTACATGAGTATATTTTGGAGTCTGGGCATTCCAAAAATGTTCCATCTAAAGCTGAGCTATTAGCTCTTCTCAAACATAGTTTTATATTGTATACTAAGACAGACAGCGGGTTTGTACCAGTATGGAAGGCGGAGTAATGACAACAAGAGTTAAAGTAGATCTATCATTTACTAGAAATTTAGGTAACTATGAGAGCATTAAGATTGGTGTAGGCATTGAAGATGATGTTAGGCAGGGGGAAACAGTAGATGCTGCCACAGAAAGAATATACGCTTTTGTAGAAAGCAAGCTAATTCAAAAAACAAGTGAGGTAGAAGAAGAGCTTAAGAATGGCAAATAATAAAGATCCATATATCCTTATGACGCTTTATCAAAACTTGTATAGAGATAAATATAATAAGCCAGCTACTTTAAATAAATTTAGAGAAAAATGGGCTATGCAGGATGTAATAGATAGCGTTGGATTTGATAAAGCCTCAGATCTATTAAGCTATTATTTTTCATTAGAAAAAACTGGCCACCCTCTACAGTTCTTCTATTATAACTTTGACAAAATGGATCAAGCTAGGATAGAATTAAAAAAAGATTTTGAAACTCGTCGTTTACTGCGAGAGCATACTAAAAAAATGGTGGAAGAAGGCGGATTATGAATACAGAAGCTACGTTAATTTCTGCTATATGCAAGAATAAAGATATCAGCACAGTCATGGCTGAAAATGTAGATGAGTTATTTACCTCCCACGGAGATGTTTGGGATGGATTAAAATCCTATTACAATAAGTTTAAGTCAATACCTGAAGTTGGAATACTGCAAGAAAAGTTTAAAGACTTTGAGCCAGATTTAAATGCTACTGCAGAAACAGCATACTATTTAGATAATCTTAAGAATGAATTTCTTTCTCATAAACTAAAGAGTATTCTTATTCGAGGCGGCTCAATGCTAAAAGAAGATGTAGCCTCCAGAGTAATTGGAGAATTGCAATCTCAGCTTTCTAGTTTAAACAAATATACTAATAACGTAAGAGACCTAGATGTAACTGATGCAGATAATGCAATTAAGCATTTAATGGCTCTGAAGGTCCGTACAGACGAGATGGGTGGCTCTCCAGGTATTAGGACAGGATTTCAGTCAATCGATTTAGCATACCCTACTGGAATGGCTCCAGGACACCTTATCGTAGCCATTGGTTGGCCAGGAAGAGGAAAGACATGGTTTACCTCATATTTAGCTTGCAAAGCTTGGGAGCAAGGATTTAAGCCAATGATTGTTTCTCTTGAAATGACTCCAGAGAATATGCGTGATCGTATTTATACTATGCTTGGATCTGGTTTATTTAAGGCCAGTGATTTTTCTAAAGGCGATATTAATATTGATGACTTCAGAACATGGTCTAGTAAAAAGTTTGCGGACAAGAATAAGTTTATTTTAGTTTCAAATGAAGGCTCTGGAAACGTAACGCCAAATGCTATTCAAGCTAAGATTGATCAGCATAAGCCAGACATTGTTATCCTTGATTACCATCAGCTATTTACAGATAATAATAATTCTAAGGCACCAACAGAACGCAATATGAATATTTCTCGTGAGTTTAAAAACTTAGCGGTAAGAAACAATATTCCTATTATCGATATTACTGCTGCCACAGCAGATGATATTACAGATCAAGATAACCCTCCAATGATGAGTCAGGTTGCATGGTCTAAAGCAATTGAGTATGATGCAGATATGGCTATGGCTATTCATAAGTACAAGGGTACCGATATGATTGAAATTGTTTCTAGAAAAAATAGACATGGACATGACTTTGGAGTATTTTTAGATTGGGATATCAACAGAGGTGTTGTCAAAGAAATTTATGAAAACCCTTTTGCCAATGACGCACAAAAAAATTAAAAGATTTCAAATTGAAGTAGAGTTTTATGACAATGCACAACTTATAAGTTTAAGGCCACAGTATGAAAACTTGTTGGTACAAGACATGCGTGGCAAAGGCTATATAAGAGTTTTAGATATGGACCCAGCATTCTCAATAGAGTTTACGGGCGAGACATGGAGATTCTTAATGACTCTTCATGGTATATATGTAGGAAAGAAGAAGTCATGGCAATTAGAGGGTACAACTCAAAACAAATTAATACCACGGAGTATGCCCCCAGCCACATCAAATCAATATTAAAAGAAATCGGTTTAGATATTGTTGGTGAAACTGGAAATGACTTTCTATGCTATTGCCCATTTCATTCTAATAGAAATACCTCTAGCTTTAGCGTAAGCCAAAGATCTGGAGCATTTATTTGTTTTAATCCAGCATGCAGTGAGGTTGGAACCCTGATTGAATTAATTAAAAGAACTATGCACAAGAACGACTTTGAATCATTAAGGCTAATAGCAAATAAAGAAACAGAGTCACTAAATAATTTTGATGAGCTAATGTCAGATATGCTAGAAGATAAGCCAAAGTTTGAAGAGTTTTCTCAGGAGATACTAGATAGGCTTCATACAGAATTAGGCTCTAATATCCTAGCAATAAACTATTTAAAAAGCAGGGGAATAGATAAAGATTCCTCAGATCATTTTGGACTAGGATATTCATCATCAATGAGCATGGTTATCACTCCAGTACACAGTCCAGACGGAAAACCAATTGGGTTAGTGGGAAGATCTATAGAGGGTAAATCTTTTAAAAATAGCACTAGCCTTCCTAAAAGCAAGACATTGTTCAATGTTCATAGGGCAAAGAAAATTGGAGAGCAAGTAATTGTGTGTGAGTCTAACTTTGATGCTATAAGAATTCATCAAGCTGGATTCCCAAATGTAGTTGCTACTTTAGGAGGATTTTTATCTAATGAACAACAAAGCTTATTGAATAGATTTTTTAACAAGATAATCATAATGACTGATGCTGATGAAGCTGGAAGAGAATTAGGAAAGTCAATTTCAAGCAAATTAAGGAACAAAGATATTATGTGGGCAGCATTTGATTACAATAAAGTTTATCCACATGATGCAAAAGATGCAGGGGATTTAACAGATGAAGAGATCAAATACTGTATAAAAAACTCAGTATCAGATATTGAATATCGTTCTTGGATATGATATAATAAAATAACAGATGGATCTATACCATCACCTACAAATAAGAAGAGGATAACATGGGTATCGTAAAAGGGTTAAAAGGACTAAATCAAGTAATGGACAGGCCACAACCAAGTGGCGATGGCACCAAAGCACGTTGGGCAAAGCTGGAAGATGCAGAAAGCGTTAAAGTAAGGTTTTTGCAGGAACTCGATCCAGATTCACCATCCTATAACGAAAAAAACGGACTAGGGTTTATTGCAGTAGAGCACACTAACCCAAAAGATTATAAGCGCAAGGCGCTATGCTCAATGGAAGACCAAGGAAAGTGTTATGGTTGTGAGCAACACCGTAAAGACTACAAGGCAGGATGGAAAGGTCGTTCACGACTTTACATGAATGTTTTAATTGATGATGGAAAAGAAGAGCCATATGTTGCAATTCTTTCCCAAGGTTCAAGCGGGAAAACAATTACACCTACACTAATTGAATATGCTGGAGAAATGGGATCTATCACAAATCTCATGTGGCGTATTAAACGTACAGGAACAAAAACAGACACAAGCTATACTATTATTCCTCTTGCAAAAGATGAAGTGAAGTTTGATGACTCTACCTTAGAACTCTATGATTTAGAGACTTTGGCTGTTCGTGACATGCCTTACACGGAACAAGAAGCTTTCTTTAATGGTGAAGGCGGAAGTCATGAACCAGAATCTGATTCTGCTACTAGCAGCAATTTAGACTGGTAATATGATTTTGGCGGAGAATTAAGATGTCATTCACACACTTACATGTGCATAGTTACTATTCTTTAATGGATGGTCTTAATTCTCCTGCCGAATTATGTCAAGCTGCTTTAGATGCTGGACAAACAGCAATTGCAATAACTGATCATGGGACTTTGTCTTCTCATAGAGAAATGCAGATAGCCGCTAAAAATTTAGGAATCAAACCTATTCTTGGGGTAGAGGCTTACATATCTCCCACAGATAGGTTTGACAGATCTTCCAAAACAGATAAATCTATTCAAGCTTATAACCACATTATATTGTTGGCTAAAAACAAAAAAGGTTTAGAAAACATTAATACTCTGCAAGAAATTGCGTGGAACGAAGGTTTTTATCATAAGCCTCGTATAGATAAAGAAATTTTGAGGGAATATGCAGAAGGCATTATTGTATTGTCTGGATGTCTTAATGGACTTATTAGCAAGGCTATTGCTAAAGGAGATATGTCTGAAGCACGACTTATGCTCAAAGACTTTAAGAAAACTTTTCAAGAAGATTTTTATGTTGAGGTACAATCTCACAATCCGCTAGAAATAAATAATGCTTTATTAGATTTAGCGGATGAGCTAGGGATTAAATCTGTTGCAACAGGTGACGCACATTTTGCTAAAGAAGAAGATAGAGTTCTTGAAGAAGCATTACTTATTCTTTCTACTTCACCCAAAATAGACAAAGACTCTGATTTTGATATGTCTCGTAACATAAAAGATATGATGGAAAGGTTTAATTACCTTTATCCAGATCGTAGAATTTCTTTTCAAGATATGAATTTATTTATTCAAAGTCGTTCTGAGATAGAGTCTGATTTTAATAAGGCTGGAATAACAAGAACAGACATCTATGAAAACACTATAGAGATATCAGATAAAATTGGAGACTACGATTTTAATCAAAATTTAGATCTTCTTCCTGTTCCTAAAACAGATGCAGATGAAAAATTAAGGGATATGGCTTATGACGGATTAAATTCCCTAGGCTTTGGAGATAATCAAGTTTATATTGATAGAGTACAAGAAGAGCTTGGTGTGATTGCATCTAAAAACTTTGCATCTTATTTTTTAGTTATTGCTGATATGATTAACTGGGCAAAAACAAATGACATTAGAGTTGGTCCAGGACGAGGATCGGCAGCAGGCTCATTGGTATGTTACACACTAGGAATAACAGACGTAGATCCAATTAAATATGATCTACTGTTTTTTAGATTTATTAACCCAGAGCGCAATGACTTTCCAGATATCGATACAGACTTTGAAGATCGCAGAAGAAAAGAAGTCAAAGATTATTTAAAGAAAAAGTTTAAGCATGTTGCTTCTATTTCAACCTACACTTATTTTAAAGATAAGGGTGTAATTAGAGATGCTGCACGTATTTTTATGGTTCCTTTACAGGAAGTAAATCGTGCAATGAAATCAATTGACACTTTTGAAGATTTTATTTCATCACCAAATACAAAAGAGTTTAGAGCAAAATACCCAGAAGTTGTTTGGCTAGCCGATAGACTAAGAGGAAGAATTAGATCTGTTGGAGTTCATGCTGCTGGAGTAGTTGTTGCTAAAGATGCTCTTAGAAAATTTGCGCCAGTAGAATCAAGAGAAGACTCCCAAGATAAAGTTTCTGGAAGAATACCAGTTGTTGCTTATGACATGGATACGGTTGCGGACATCGGTCTTATTAAGCTGGATGCCCTTGGACTTAAAACTTTATCAGTAATTTCTGATACATTAAAGTCTATTAAAAAAAGAACTGGAAAAGATATAAATCTTTCTGCCCTATCTTTAGAAGATCCAGAAGTATATAAGATGCTTAGCGAAGGATACACCAAGGGGGTGTTTCAAGCAGAAGCAACACCATACACAAACCTTTTAATAAAAATGGGTACAGACAAATTTGAAGATCTTATTGCATCAAATGCTTTGGTACGCCCAGGAGCCATGAACACTGTTGGGGCTTCGTATATTGCAAGAAAAAATGGTAATGAGGCAGTTGATTACATGCATGCAATCATGAAGCCTTTTATTGAAAATACATATGGTGTAATTATTTATCAAGAACAGGTTATGCAAGCTTGTGTTTATCTTGGCGGTATGTCTTGGTCCGAAGCAGATAAAGTTCGTAAGATTATTGGTAAGAAAAAAGATGTTAAAGAGTTTGATGAGTTTAAAGATAAGTTTATTAATGGTGCATCAAGCCATGTTACAAGAAAAAAAGCAGAAAAGCTTTGGCAAGACTTTGAAGCACATGCTGGCTATTCTTTTAACCGTTCACATGCGGTAGCCTACTCAATGTTATCTTATTACACTGCGTGGCTTAAGAAGCACTACCCGCTTGAGTTTATGTTTTCTATTCTTAAAAATGAAAATGATAAAGATGCAAGGACAGAGTATTTAATTGAGTCTAAAAGACTTGGGCTTAAGGTTCTTCTTCCTCATATCAATGAGTCTAACCTGTACTTTTCTTTGCAAAAAGATTCAATTAGATTTGGTCTTGCAGAAATTAAATTTATTTCTGACAATATAGCTAATAAAATAATAGAAAAAAGACCATACGAAAGCTATTCCAATTTTGTTCAAAAGGCTTCAGCCAAAGGCAGCGGGATTAATAGTAGGGCCATTACTGCTCTTAATAATATTGGTGGGGCTGCTTTTAAGGATAATAAGCGAATTGGCAATGAGAAAGATAACTACTACGAATACTTAGGAATACCAACATTTAATCTAGAAGGAATTCCGCCAAGAGTAAAGGCTCAAGCTAGACCTATTGAAGATTTTGATGATTTAGGCTCCTTTGTTATGTTTGGAATGGTTAAAGCAATTAAAAGAGGGTCTGGATGGGCAAGAGTAGAGCTTGTTGATGAGACTGGCACAATTGGTTTATTTCATAATGAGCAAACACAAATTGAAATTGGACAGATGTATTTTATTTTGGTTGGAGATAATAGAATAGCTAGATACATAAAAGTATCAGAGATTGATCCATCTTCAAACGATATGTTCGTGGACTATCTTTATAAAAAAGAATACGACTTAGAAGAAGATGAATATATAGTCGTAAATTTTACTCCATACGTTACAAAAGCTGGAAAAACAATGAGTCATATTGTATTATCTAATAAGCATAAAGAGTTAACAAGAGCAATTGCTTTCCCCACTATGTACAAAATGACATTGGCCAAGATGAGAGAAGGAATGAAGTGTAAGGTTGTATTGTCTACCCTAGATGATGGAACATTAAATGTAAAGGAAATAAAATGACAGATGCAAAAATTGAAGACGTCTACGCACAACTAAATATTGCTAAAATTTTAGTTGCAGCCCTAGAGACACTGGGAGAAATATCTGTTCCCGTATCTCAAATTATTAATGCAGAAAATGAAGATAAAGAAGTACAGGTTGATTATAGTGAGGAAGAAAAAACATTTACCTTTAAGCTAAAAATTAAAGGTGTTTAGGCTTCACAGCAATTTATTTTAATGCTATACTATTAGAGAGAAGAAAGAATACATATGACTATTTCATTAGAAGATATTATGGCAAAACTAGATCCAAAAACAAGGGCAAGAGTTCAATCTGCACAAAACATTAAAGTTCATAAGCAGCTGACCCCAAGCATCGGATTAAACGTTGCGCTTAAAGGGGGCTTAGGCTACGGTAGACAGGTTCTTGTATGGGGAAACAAATCAGCAGGAAAATCTTCTTTTTGTTTGCAAATGATTGCTTTAGCACAACAAGAAGGCAAAACCTGCGCTTGGATTGATTCAGAAGCCTCTTACGATCAAAAGTGGGCAGAACAGCTGGGAGTAGATTCCTCTTCTCTTATTTATTCCCAGGCTAAGACTGTTAATGATATGGTTGATGTAGGAGTTAAGTTGATGGAAGCGGGAGTAGATGTAATTGTTGTTGATTCAATATCTGCACTTCTTCCAGGCATTTATTTTGAAAAAGATGGAAATGAAATGAAAGATTTGCAAGATACTAAGCAAATCGGCGCAGAAGCAAAGGATATGACTCACGCAGTCAAAATGTTAAACTATGCAAACAAAAACACACTACTTGTTCTTATCTCCCAGCAAAGAAATCAATTTGGGTCAATGCATGCTTCGCACATCCCAACAGGAGGAATGGCAGTTAAATTTTTCTCTAGTACCGTTATCAAGCTCTGGTCTTCAGAAGCTGAAGCTAATGCTATCAAGGCTGGCGTTCAAGTTGGGGACAAAATTATTGAACAGCGTGTCGGAAGGCCAGTCAATTGGATTATTGATTACAACAAACTCGGCCCCCCTAACCTTTCAGGACAATATGATTTCTACTACCAAGGAGAATCTTTAGGTGTTGATAGAGTTGGAGAGACGTTAGATGTTGCTGAAATGTACGGGTTGGTTGAAAAAGGTGGAGCATGGTATACAGTAAATGGAGAACGTTTTCAAGGACGTGCAAAAACTGTAGCCTATTTAAGGGAAAATCCAGCTGTTGTAGGCAGCTTAATCGGAGAGATAAATGCCAAATCTTAATGAGTTTTTTGATAAAAAAGAAATACTAATTTCAGACAGCCTTGAAAAAATTAATGGGGTTAAGCCATGCTCAAAATGTGAGCTAGATGTATCTGAATCCTGGTTTGACCCAGAACAACAAATGATGTTTTGGACATGCGCCAATAATCATAAAACAGAGTATGTGATAAATTAATGTTTAATGATATTAAAAAGATAGTAATTGCACCTCAAATTGTTGTTTATAGAAACATATTTAAGTCTAGCCAAGAAATGATAGACTTGTTTGAAGAAGATAGCTTAGAATCAATTTTAGACCCATGGAGAGATTGGTACCAACAGGGAAAAAGAAAAGGAATGTCTTTTGATGGGGATTTAGATTTAAAATTAAAAACAGATCGATCAATTAAAGAAAAAAAATATCTTAAAGAAATTTATGACATTACAAATTTTATAAATAAAGATTATTTTTTTGATTTTAAAAATAATGGGATATGGCCAGATTTTATTTTAGACTGGGACAAGATGAATTCTATAGGGAAAAGTATATATATAGATTATTTTAAGTATGAATACAAAAAAGAAAAACTTTTTAAAAAAACAGAAAAAGATTTAATGATGGAATACCATATTGACGAGCTTCCTCTTCCAAATGAAGTTAAGCTAAAAAGACATGTTGCAACAATTAATTTTTATCTAAATAACAATTACTCTGGTGGAGATATATGCGTTTATGATGATGTTTCTAAAAAAAACTACAGATATAAGCCTATGGCAGGAGATGCAGTTATAATGCCATCAACAGAACCTTTTTACCATGGGGTAAAACAATATTTTAATGCTGATAGATATTTTGCCAGAACATTTTTAGACTACGTTTCTGACAAAAATATACCCTGGAAAAGCAAATACTTTTTAGATAAAAATAATAATTTTGCTATGCTAGAATCTGATTATGTAGATCAAAATCTTCAAATTATTAAAATAGATACAAATGAAATTATTATTAAAGAAATAGATGCCGATGTCTGAAAGATCAGAAGTAAAAAGAGATAAGGCTAAAGCTCAAAAAAATTCTGGGAGAGGAGATTACCAAAAAGGAGATGCTCAGTGGAAACAATTTTTAGTCGATTATAAAGAAGCTGGGTCAACATTTACTTTAAATAAAGAGATCTGGGCAAAAATATGTACAGACACCTTTAAGGTAAATCGAGATATGCACCCAGCATTAAAAATTATTATAGGATCAGAAAGCAAGGTCAGGCTTGGCATAATAGAGTGGGCAGTTTTAGAAGATTTAATAAAATTTTGGGAGAAAAATAATGTATAACCTAGACGTGTATGTCAACAATAAAGAAAGTCCTTCAGCAAAAATAAGGCCCCTTGCTATGAAAAGAGAGTGGATGCATGAAAATACTTATAATTGTGATCCAATTGGGATGGCCAATACTTTGGGCTACGGAATTTATTTTGAAGAAGACATTTCATTTATGTGGAATGGATCTAGGGCCGATGGCGCAGTTGGAATAATTGGCTCCAATAATATCTGGGTTGGAAGAGGAGAAGGAACAGTAAGCTTTGTAACAAATTTACTTTTTAAAACTGATGAAAATACAAGCGTTATAACTATGCCTGTTCCAAATGAATATCTAGAGGGTGCGCACGTTCTAAGTACAGTTTTATCAACTTCTGTTTTTACTGGTTCTTTTTCTGTTGTTTGGAAACTAGACACCCCAAATAAAGAATATTTTGTCCCAGCTGGAACAAATATTGCCTGTATATTACCAATTTCCTTGGGATCCATCCAAGATTCTGTTGTTACTATTAAAGATACCTTTGCTCCATATAAAAGAATTCATGACAACTTAGACTACATATCTTATTTAAAAGGATTAAATGCAAAAGGAATAAGGCCAAGAATGTATAAAAAAGGAATAGATCATTTGGGCAATGTAATAGGGAAACATGAAGTTAGCAAAATTAAATTGCACGTAAACTATGAAAAGGATATTAAAGATGGAAGATAAAAATACGCTAGAGCTAATTAGTGATATAACAGAGTTTAATGATCTTCATGAGTTTATGCATGATGAGCATCTAGATAAAGCCCTTGCTATTGTGGTAAAGCTTTTAATGAACCCAGATGTTCCATCTGCAAGAGCTCCTATGCTTATTATGGAGCTACAAGCTATGTCAACTAAATTTGCAATACTTGCTTCAGTTTATTCTACTATTGCTAAAGATAAAGCTGGTACAAAAAACAATAACAAAAAAAATATTTATTATTCAGTTAAAGAGTCTTTAGACAAATTAGTAGATGCTCTTAAATATGTAGTTAGGTATAACTCATAAATGGCCAGAGACATAGTAAAGAATTTAAAATTTAAAAAACATACTGGTAATTTTTTTGACCCAGAAAAATTTGCAAAGTTGTTAGATGAATCTTATAAAAAAACTAAGCGTCCAGATGGGGATACCACTAAAAAATCATTTAGTCCAAGTTCGTTGGGGTACGGACACGGTACCTGTCCTAGATATTGGTACATGGCATTTGCTGGTGCAGTTTTTATTGATGATAATGATGCCGTAGCGGTTGCTAATATGGCCCAAGGAACACAAGCTCATGAAAGATTGCAAAAACTTATTAAAACTATGCCTGAATGGAAATCGGAAGAAGAAGAAATAATTAATGAATACCCTCCCATAAGAGGATTTATTGATTTAATTATGGAATATGATGGCGAAGTTGTAATCGGTGAAATAAAAACAGCTAAACAAGAAGTTTGGGATACACGGCAGGCGGAAATGAAATCTTCTCCAAATCATATGCTTCAGCTATTAACTTATATGAAACTTAAGAACGCTAAAGAGGGATTTTTCTTGTATGAAAACAAAAATACACAAGAGGTTCTAATCATACCAATTTCAATGAATGAAAAAAACAAAAAGATTATCGATGATGCTTTCTCATGGCTTGAACAAGTTTGGGATAATTTTAAAGATGGGGATTTGCCAGTTAGACCAGAAGGTGCAACTAAATATAAATTGCCATGTACTTATTGTCCAGTTAAAAAAGAATGTTGGGCTAAAGGATCAAACCCTGGCACAGTAGAAATTGAATTAATGAAGGTTGTAAAATAATGAAATGTTTAAATATAAAGTGTAAAAAAGATTTTATTTCTAAAACACACAATCAAAAATATTGTTCTGATGAGTGCTGCAGAATTGCAACAAATAAAAGAATTATGGAAAAATATTATGAGAAAAAAGCAATAAAAAATGGGGCTCCAAGAAAATGTAAAGGATGTGTTGGGTTTTTAAGTAGATATAATAACGATTTATATTGTGCTAAATGCATTAAGTCAAAGAGCTCAAATCACAAAAAAAAAATAAGGGATCTATTAGATGACATTGGCTAGCTTAATAAAAGTCAAAGCCAATAGAGTTTTAGGAATAGATGCTTCGACAAACTCTATAGCTTTTTGCTTAATGGAAAATGACATCCCATTGAAGTGGGGAAAAATAAATTTAGCTGGAAACAATATTTATGAAAAAATCTATGATGCTAAAATAAAAACTAATCTAATGTTAGATACACTTAAAGCAGACTATATTGTTGTAGAAGGAGCGGTTTTAGTAAGATCTCCAGATGCCGTTATTAAGCTTTCTTATGTCTATGGAGTTGTTATTGCAGAGCTTATGTCAACTGGGGCCAAAGTAATAACTATTCCTCCTATATCTTGGCAGGCATATATAGGAAATAAAAATTCAACAAAAGCAGATAAGCAAGCAATTAAAATTGCTTATCCAGGACATGTTGATTCATGGTATAAAAATCAAATAAGAAATATGAGAAAACAAAAAACTGTAGATTATTTTAATGTAAAATATAATTTATCCCTAGATGATTTTGATGTAGCAGATTCATTTGGGATAGCTCACTATGCAAACAAGGAATTAACAAGAAGATGAAGTTATATCAAGATAAAATGTGGTTATTAAATAGGTATGTGGTTCAAAAAAAAACAATTACTCAAATTGCTACAGAGTGCAAAGTATCGGCTATGACTATACAAAGATATATAGAAAAATTTAAATTAAAAGTTAAACGTTAATTGACATTTTAGTTGACTAGAAGTATAATAATTTAATGAGCGAAATAGAGCCTTCCGTACACTTTGATAAAATGAATAAGGTTGTGTCGGAATTACTAAGAGGAAATTCTGCTACTCAGATAGCAAGCATGACAGGCTTTACAAGAAAAGAAGTTCTAGAGTACATTGATGAATGGAAGTCTGTAGTTCATAATGATACTAATGTAAGAGATAGAGCCAAGGAAGCCCTTATGGGTGCAGATCAACACTATGATATGTTAATTAAAGAGGCCTGGAAAACAGTTGAAGATGCGGATACCCAAGGACAACTGGGCGTTAAATCAGGAACATTAAAGCTAATAGCAGACATTGAAACAAAAAGGATTGCTATGCTTCAGTCAGTAGGCCTACTTGAAAACAATGAGATGGCATCTCAGATTTTAGAAAATGAAAGAAAGCAAGAGATGCTTGTTAGTATACTAAAAGAAGTAACCTCTAGCTGCAATCATTGCAAAATAGAAGTAGCTAAAAGATTATCTCAAATTACTGGAATAGTTGAGCCTATTACAATTATAGAAGAATCAAATGTCGTTTGATTTTTCTGATTTTATAGAAATACTAGACGGAGAAGAGTTTGAAGAACGTCCAGTAGATCTGCAAACTTTTGTAACAAGCCCAGACTACATGAGCCTTCCACCACTTTCAGAACATCAGTATACTTTAATATCAAAAAGCTCTCAGATATACAAAGAATCTACCCTCATAAAACTTTATGGCGAAGAGCTTGGCAAAAAAATGTTTAAGCAGACATGTGTTGAGATAATTGCTCAATTAGGCAAAGGGTCTGGAAAAGATTATTCTTCAACTATTTCAGTGGCATACATAGTGTATTTATTGCTATGCCTAAAAAATCCAGCAGCATACTATGGGAAACCACCAAGAGATGCTATTGATATTCTTAATATAGCAATAAATGCTCAACAAGCAAATAACGTTTTCTTTAAAGGATTTAAGATGCGTATCGAAAGCTCACCATGGTTTGCAGGAAAATATACAGATAAAGCTTCTGAAATAAAATTTGATAAATCTATTACAGTTCATTCAGGGCACTCAGAAAGAGAAGCTTTTGAAGGATACAACGTTTTAGTTGTAATTTTAGATGAGATTTCAGGATTTGCAACTGAAAATACAAGCGGGCATGATCAGGCAAAAACAGCAGAAGCAATCTACGATATGTATAGGGCATCAGTTGATTCTAGATTTCCAGACTTTGGTAAAATTATTTTGCTTTCATTTCCAAGATTTAAAAATGATCCTATTCAAAAATTTTATGAGTCAGTTATTGCAGAAAAAGAAACAATTATTAGAACCCAGACATTGAAACTAGATATTGATCTTCCAGATAATACAGAGGGAAATGAGTTTGAGGTTTCATGGGAAGAAGACCATATTGTTTCATATGTTTATCCTAAAGTTTTTGCATTAAAAAGACCCACATGGGAAGTAAACCCTACAAAAAAAATAACAGACTTTACCGTTGCATTTCATAAAAATTTACCAGATGCACTAAGTAGATTTGCATGCATGCCATCAGATGCCGTAGATGCTTTTTTTAAGTCAAGGAGTAAAATTGAAAGTGCATTCAATAATGCAGCTTTAGCTGTAGATAAATTTGGAAGACTTGAAGAATGGTTTAAACCAGAAGAAGGCAAAGAGTACTTTATACACGTAGACCTTGCTCAAAAACATGATCATTGTGCTGTTGCAATGGGACACGTAAATAAGTGGGTTGAGGTAAAAGTAACAGACACTTATTCTCAACCAGCCCCAATAGTTGAAATTGATGCAGTAAGATTTTGGACCCCAACACCAGATAAATCTGTAGATTTTACTGAAGTAAAAGATTATATCCTGTCTCTTAGAACTCGTGGATTCAACATAAGGCTGTGCACATTTGACAGATGGAATTCTCATGATATGATGCAGCAATTAAAATCTTATGGAATTAATACTGAAATTCTTTCTGTTGCCAAAAAACATTATGATGATATGGCTATGGTAGTTTTAGAAGAGCGTTTGCGAGGCCCACATATTTCATTATTAATTGATGAATTACTTCAGCTAAGAATTATGAGAGATAAAATAGACCACCCTAGAAAAGGCTCTAAGGATTTAGCAGATGCTGTATGTGGGGCAGTATACAACTGTATTAGTAAGACTAGAATAAAAAGGGATGAGGAAATAAAAATTCATGACTACGAGTCAATGAGCTACGACAACGATTTTGCCAATAGCTCTGATGGAGAAGTTGAGTACGTTCAGAATATGATTCGTGCACCAAGAATGCCAGAAAGCCTAGCAAGGTCAATTGAAAATATGGAGATAATATGAGCAAGTATCAAGAAAAAGCAAAACAGTGTAAGTGTTGTACAAAACATGTGCCATTACCAATAAATCTTAAATCTTATAATAAAATAATTTTGTGTCCAACAACATATGAAAATGTGCTAGAGTACAAAAAAATATATGATAGTATTGGTAGCAGACCAGCAGGCTCAATTAGAAAACATTTTTCTGAATATGTTCAACAAATTGTTGAAGAATTTAATAAAAATAATATAAATTAATAGAATAGGATTTAGTAATGATTTTAAAAATAAAATACTATGCTTATGCCATTATCAATAAAATTTTTTATAAAAAAAATAAAAATAAAGATAGATTTACATATTAAATAAAATATTTTAATTATGATTTTAATTAAACAAAAAAATTTATTGAAGGGATAACAAAAAATTAGTATAATTTTAGGAATTAATGAGACTTCTCATGACGCATCAATATCTTTAATTAAAGACGGAGAAATACTATTTGCAGGACATGCAGAAAGATATAGCAAGCAAAAAAATGATTGGTACATTAATAATAATTTAATTGAAAATGCTTTACAGTATGGATTCCCAGATAAAATTGCTTACTATGAAAAGCCTTTATTAAAAGCCTCAAGGCTTATTTTAAAGGGTGGTTCTGGAGACTGGAAACCAAGCTATGTAATTAATAATATGTTTGGGGAAAAAGTTCCAACAAAATATTTTAAACATCATTATTCTCATGCTGCAGCAGGGTATTATACAAGTCACTTTAATGATGCGGTAATTGTTGTTTTAGATGCAATAGGAGAATACAACACCTCCACAGTTTGGATTGGAGAAGGGGAAAAAATAACACTCAGACATAAACAAAATTACCCAGTTAGCTTTGGATTATTTTATTCTGCATTTACAAAACTAATTGGGTTAATGCCAAATCAAGAAGAGTATATAATGATGGGAATGGCAGCTTATGGGGACCCAAATAAATATTTTAATAGAATTAATGATTACTTTCCATCAATAAATAAACAATCATATAATTTTCACAAAGGAATATGGGATTGGGGATGGATGGGCAAACAAGATAAGTTTGATGTTGCAGCAGCAGTTCAAAAGGTTTACGAACAAAGACTTTTTGAATTCATGCAGATGGCAAGAAAAATAACTGGGAAGACCAATCTTGTATTTATGGGTGGGTGTGCACTAAATTCTTCGGCCAACACCTTACTTTGGAAACTTTTTGATGATATTTGGATCATGCCAAATCCAGGAGATGCTGGAAGCTCGCTTGGAGCAGCAGCAGCCTTATATGGAAAGCATTTAAAATGGGAATCCCCGTACCTTGGGCATGATATGGGAGGCAAATATCCTGTAGACCAAATATTTCAAGAATTAAAAATAAACAAAATAGCAGTAGTAGCAAATGGTAGAGCAGAATATGGGCCAAGAGCTTTAGGGAATAGAAGTATATTAGCTGATCCTAGGGATCCAGACATCAAAGATAAAGTTAATTTGATAAAACAAAGAGAGTTATTTAGGCCGTTTGCACCAGTAGTTCTTGAAGAATTTGCAAATGAATGGTTCGATATGAATTTTGCATCTCCATATATGCAATATACAGTAAAATGCAAGTATCCCAAAGCAATACCATCTGTTGTTCATAAAGATGGAACATCTAGAGTTCAAACAGTTAATCGAGACCAGCATCCAGGGCTTCATATGCTTTTAAGAAAATGGTATTGGGATACTGGATGTCCAGTGCTTTTAAATACAAGCTTAAATATAAAAGGACAGCCGTTATTAAATGACAAACAAGACGCTATTGACTGGCAAGAACATTATAGGTATAATATAATAACTGGTGCTAATAGCTCAGTTGGTTAGAGCCCCAAACTCATAATTTGGTCGTCGTAGGTTCGAGTCCTACTTAGCACACTAAGGCCCCATCGTACATGGGCAAGAATACCAGGCTTTCAGCTTGGTGAACAGGGTTCAAATACCTGTGGGGCTACGAAAGGAAGTATGGCAGAGTGGTCGAATGTAACGGTTTGCTAAATCGTAGATTGAAAGATCCGCAGGTTCAAATCCTGTTACTTTCGCAATACCTCTGTAGCTCAGCGGAAGAGCAACAGACTTCTAATCTGTTTGTCGCTGGTTCGATTCCAGCCAGGGGTGCGGCGTTGTTTCACAAGACTAGGAAAAAGTTTTTTAATATTGCCGCAGAATATTTTTGTAATTTTATTAAAAACAAATTAAAATAAGGAGAAAAATGTTTGAATATTATGTAAAAAAAATAATAAAGGTTGTTGATGGAGACACAATAGATGTAGATATTGATCTTGGATTTGATATATCGTTTACCTCAAGAGTTCGACTTTCTGGTATAGATACACCAGAAAGCAGAACCTTAAACAAAATGGAAAAAGCCCTAGGCCTTGAAGCAAAAGCATATTTAAAGAATAAGATTAATTCTGCTAAAAATATTGTTATTAAAACAGAAAAAATAAATTCATCTGAAAAGTATGGTCGTATTCTAGGATGGCTTTATTTAGATAACTCTGCTGTTTCAGTAAATGAGCAGATGATTTTAAATGGTTATGCCTGGAAATATATGGGGGACACAAAAGTTAAAGATTTTGTGGCCTTAGCTAAAGTAAGGAAAACAAACGGTGAGTGATGCCCATATATGAATATAACTGTAATCAAAATAAATCCCACGCATTACTTCAAGTAACTAGATCTATGTCTGAAAATGATCCAGGATATCTCTGCAAAGAATGTGATTCTGTTATGTCAAGATTTTTTACTTCCTTTGCGATACAGTTTAAAGGAAATGGTTTTTATAGGACGGATAACTTAAAATAATAAAAAATATTAAAAGGCTCTTTGTAAATGAATTACAGGAAGGCCCAGGAAGAGAGCATGTTGGAAAAAACGCGGACATAGTAGAAATAGAATATAACATTAACAGCTTGGGCTATAGAAGCAGAGAGTTTGAAGAAAATTCAGACATACTATTTCTTGGCTGTTCTCTGACGTACGGGCAAGGGCTTCCAGAAGAATACATATGGAGCTCAGTCTTATCTAAAAAATTAAATTTGAGTAGCTCCAATTTAGGTGCGCGTGGAGATTCCATAATGGGACAAGTATCAAAAGCTTTTTATTATTTTGAAAAATTTGGCAACCCTAAAATTGTTATAGGACTTTTTCCATTTTGTAGAATAAACACACCCTATACAAAAGGTAAAATGGAAACCAAAAATGTATTTAAAAGAACTCAGTTTGAAAGACATGATTATTTGCCAATGGTTGAATATTCAGAAATATATGATAGCTTTATCCCATATGGGAAAGCTCCTTACGACCCACAACATATTTTGACAGAAGAATTTGTATTTTTTTATGAAAATATTTTTATTGACATGCTAAGACAATACTGCATTTCAAATAATATTAAATTTTTTTGGAGTAGCTGGGACCCTATATATCAAAAAAATATTTACAATGAAGTTAATTTGTTTTACCCAAAACACCACGAAGGCTACTGCTATATAGATGCTTTTGATTGGAAAATTCCTTATGATAAAAATGAAACTAATTCTAATATTATTGAAAACTCAGACGAATATGGTGAATTTAATTCTTTAGACTGTCACCCTGAAGATAGAAAAAATGAATTATTTTATCAAGGTGCAGACAGGAAAGCAGGACATAGACCACACTGGGGCATTCATAAAAATTTGCATATAGCTGAAGATTTTTATAAACAAATTAAAGATAATGGTTTTTATAAAACGGATAATCCAATGTAGTTAAAGTGGTATAATAGATTCATGAGGCAACTCAGACCTGCACAAAGGATGTAATAAAAATTACACCTGATACTACAAAACAAGGAGCAACAAATGGTTAAAAAAGAATATCGTTATTCAACAGCAGACTTAGATGCTATCGCTGCACGTTTAGCAGCAAAGCCAGATGGTGCAATGCCAGAAGAGCAACCAGTAGATGAGGATTGGAACAAGTAATGGCAGATAAAGGAACAGTAGCTAAACTTATTGAAGTAGCTACAGCAGAACTTGGGACTATTGAAGGTCCAAAAGATAACGAGACCAAGTATGGAAAGTACGCTAAAGCTAACTTTCAGCCATGGTGCGGTTCATTCGTAAACTGGTGTGCTAACGAAGCTGGAGTAAAGGTACCTAATACCGTTTACACACCTGGTGGTGCAGCAGCATTTAAGAAAGCTGGAGCTTGGATTGATGGCAACTTAGCGGACCCAGATGCAGGAGATATCGCTTACTTTGATTTTCCCGCAGATGGTGTCGATAGAATTTCTCACGTAGGCATTGTTGTTAAAGACAATGGTGACGGAACAGTTTGGTGCATTGAAGGTAATACAAGCTCTGATGACAAGGGAAGCCAACGTAATGGCGGGCAGGTTGCCAAGAAACTTCGTGCTTACAAGAAGAACCCCAAGAAAGTTATGATTTCAATTGTTGGATTTGGTCGTCCTAAATTTGGATCAACTCCATCTCCTGCTAAATCTACTAAGAAAAGGGCTTCGGCAAAAAGTTTGCCCAGCTAGCAAGAAAACAGTTAAGCAAATGAATACCTATTATATTGAATTAAATGTTGAGCTAGAGGTTCAAGCTTTTAATGAGGCGGATGCAAAAGAATATGTTAGAGATATATTTAGCGTAGATGATGAAATAAAAAGCGTAGAATTAATAAAAATATTTAAAAATAGTTGACATGTCCAATTTAGGATAGTATAATAGTATTAGCATTATGTCAGTATGGCGGAATCGGCAGACGCAGCAGACTTAAAATTTGCCTCCAATTGTGGAGTGTCGGTTCAAATCCGACTATTGATACTAGACAGGAAGACAATTGCTTAATCTAACTGAGCTTGGCGTAGATGTGTTAATTAAAAAAGCCAAGTCCAAAGACCTTGATTCATTTTGGAATAATTATTCATTAGTTATTTGGGAAAAAGATCAATTAGGATTTACAAATAATAAAGGATTGTTTAGAAATAAATGGGGGATTGCAGAAGAATTTGCAATCAATAATGACGGGCTATGGAAGCTTCCAGCAAAATATGTCAAAATTTTTAAATAGCCTAGGGCTTGAGAAAGATAATTTTGAGTGGCAAGACCTTGCCTTGTGCTTAGGAATGGATACAAATTTATTTTTTGACTCATACGAATCTGATGTAAATGTTGCTAAGAGCATTGATCAAGCGTGTATGTCTTGCCCAGTAATTTCAATTTGTTATGCTGCTGGAGTAAAATCAGATAACTATGGTGTTTGGGGTGGAGTATATTTAAACTCTGGCATACCAGATAAATCAAAAAATTCTCATAAGACAAAAGAAATATCTAAGTCTATAAAGAGGCTTCATGGCTAACTTTATAGACAAAAATAAAGATCATTTTAAATTTGGAATTAATGAATGGACTGGGGAAGCAAACAAACCAGTTTTTTATACAAAAGAAATGGCAAGAAAAGTAAGAGAGCTTACTAGCCCAGCTTACGACTTACAGATGGATATAGTAAAATATCCTGAGTTTTTAGCAATCAGACTATATGAAGATAATTTTTCACAGTACGATGGAAGTATGAGATTAAGAGTTATAGATTATATTGAAATGGTTAAAAAGGTCCTGGAATCATACGGGATTAGAGTCGAGTTGGAAGGAAAGCCAGGTGGAAGAACAAGGTGACGTAGCATCAATAGTATTTATCATACCAGAACAAAGGTATGGCGTAGTAATATCGCAAGGGGCATACATGTCTATGATAAAATATCACGATGGATTTGAAGAAGTTACTGAGCTTTTTGATACAAACGATTTCATTTTTTCAGATGAGATTGCACTTACAGAAATGAAGGAAGATTAATGGAAAAAGTATTATGTTATTGTTGCAATAAGAGTAAGGCAAATTTAGTCTTAAAAAGATCTGCATTATTGCCCATTAATTTATTAATGTGCGAAACATGTATTTCAAATAAACTAGAGCCTAGATGGACAGTAATACTATCTGGAAGACAATATGGGCATGAAATTGTTAAAGATTATATTACAAAGAAAAGATATGCAGGAGAAGAAATAAAAGCTTCTGAATTGTTAGTTTAAATAAGGTATAATTATGTAATAATGCCAACATATACTCAGATAATTGTAACTTTAATTGCTTCTATTTCTAGTGGTTTAGTAGGAGTTTTATTTAATTACAAAATCCAGAAGAAAAAAGAGTTTATTCGGTTAAGTGAAAAAGCTCATGATGGGCTGCTTATAGAATTAAAAGACCTACAAATAAAATTGTACAAATTAGAAAAAGATTTAGATGAGTGGAAAGATAAATACTATGAGGCATTACAAGAGCTTATACATGTAAAATCAGATTTAGATGCTTGTTTAAGCAAAATAGACCATATTGGAATACATATAGATATGGATAGGCTTGATGAGTAGACTTTCGAATTTAAATTTAGTATAATTAAGTTATGACCTGTATTGTGGCTATTGCTCAAAATGGAACTGTTTATATGGGTTCCGACCACGCTGCATCTGATGATAAAAGCGGATGGATAATAGCAAGAAAAGAGCCTAAATGCTTTAAGGTTGGTCAGTATGCTATTGCATTTACGGACTCTTTTAGAATGGGGCAAATACTTCAGTACTCTTGGACCCCACCAAAGTATACTCCAACAAAAACAAACTCAGGTTTAGATAAATTTTTAAGAACTAAGTTTGTAGATTCAGTCAAGCTTACATTCAAAGAGCATGGCTTTGGAGATATAGGCGGAACAGATGAAGACACAGGCGGAATATTTATTGTTGGGCTAGAAGGTAGAATCTTTACTATAGATGAAGACTTTCATGTTGGAGAAAACATAGTTAACTATATGGCAGAAGGAAGCGGTGGATCAATAGCACTGGGAGCTTTACATGCCACTAAAAATCAAAAAAACCCAAAAGTAAGACTTAAGGCAGCTTTAGAAGCAGCCGCAGAATTTAATATGTCCGTATCTGCACCCTTTACATATATACAGGTTTAAGGTATAATTTTTATATGAGGATAGCATTAATTATATCAATCACAATAAGTTTAATATCACTATCCCTTTTTGCTAGAATATTTTTTAGAAGGTTTAAGCTTGGGTTCTACTACATAGATAAGTATGAAGAAGCAGTGCAGGACATACTAAAGATAGCTCAAGAAAATGATCCTCAGTATGTTCCTCCCATAGATTACGACAAAGCTATTGATTTAAGAGGAACCCCAACACACGTATGCCCCTGCGGATCTGGAGTTTGGTTAGTTAAGGTTGCCTTTGAAGATTATGAAATAGCAACCTATTATTTAGACATGGAGTGCCTTGCCTGCGGAAGTTTAGCAACAGCACCAACATTATTAGACAGGAATATAATTGAGTAAATCTAAAAGAATTAAACAATTAGAAAGTAAAGTAGAACAAATTTCATCCATCACAGACGTATTGATTTTATTAGTAAATGAGCTTATAGAAAAAGAAAAATTAAGTATTTTAGAGTCTGGTAAATGGTATAAGAATAACCCTTGACAATATTTTAATATTTAGTACAATTAAGATATGAAAAATAAACTAATCACGGCGGTACTTACCTTATCACTTCTGTCTCCTGTTGCAATTGCACAGGCTAATAACGATGCACCAGTTTTAGCAATTCTAGATACTGCAATCGATACCTCCTTGCCTGAATTTCAAAACAAAATTGTAGGAGAAGTTTGTATTCTTCAGTGGGATTTGTGTCCTAATGGAACTAATTTTCAAGAAGGTGCTGGATCAGCGTCTATGTCTTCGGATCTTATTGTTAAAAATGGATTTGATCACGGCACAATGATGGCATCGGCAGCAGTGCGAACTAATTCAAATATTAAAATTCTTTTTATTAAAATTATTGCACACACTTCAACTGGATTAAGAAAGCCTGCTGGAGAAACAACAATATCTTCTGCCTTAGCTTGGGTTTCAGAAAATGCATCTAGGTACAACATCAAAGCAGTTTCAATATCACAAGGCAGTTCAGGATTACACATCTCTTCAGGAGAACAGTATTGCCCTACATTCCCTCGCACAGTAACTGCAGTTCAAAATTTAATGTCAGCCAACATACCAGTATTTTCTGCAGCAGGTAATGCTCGTGATTACTCAAGAATTGATTGGCCATCATGTATTTCAGAGGTAGTATCAATAGGTGCAGTAGATCAAATTAATGAAATTGCATCTTATAGTAATAATGACAACTTGCTTTTAGATTTTTTTGCCAAAGGGAACATGCCTCTTACTGGACCAAACAATATTGTTAAAAATACTGCTGGAACATCTGGTGCAACACAGGTTGCTGCTGCAACTTATTTAAGCGCAATTGATAATTTTGGTTATTCTGGACAAAAAATGATTGATTATTTAAAAAGTATCTCAACAAAAACAGTTGGTCGTCAGGGAACATTTAATAAGCTTATGCCTATTATTAATACTTCTTCTTCCCCAGTAATAGCAAAAACTAATGAGCAAATAGCATTAGAAAAAGCACAAGCAGACTCTTTAGCAGCAAAAATTTTAGCAGACTCTTTAGCAGCTAAAAAGGCATTAGTAAAGATTCAAGTTGATATAGCCATTGCAGCAGCAGAATTGCAGTATGCTAATGAATTAAAAGCGGCTCAGGATAAGCTTGAAGCAACTAAAGCATTATGGATGGCAAAATTAAATGTCTAATATTACAGTTTTAGATGGAATAGTTAAAGATTTAGGACAAGAGCTTTATCAAAAATGGTATAACGCACTAGCAGAAGAAGATCGAACATTAGAAATATCTGAAGCTATGTCTAAAAATGCTGGCGAAACAACATTTTGGGTTATACAAGAGTTTATGCTTAGGTTTAACGCCGCAGCAAAAGCTTTAAAAGATCAACCATGAAGGTAACAGATAAAAGCTTTGAAAGTACTTTGCTATCACACGATTTAATACTCATTGATTTTTGGGCTGAATGGTGTGGACCATGTAAAAAAGTATCTCCTATACTAGATGAAATTTCTATTGAAAAGGGTTTGTGGGTTGGGAAACTAAATGTTGATGAAAACCCAATTAAATCCGATCAGTTTGAAATCAAAACTATTCCAACTATGATTTTATTTAAATTTGGTAAGCCAGTAAAAACAATTAATGGCGCAAAACCAAAGCATGTTATGCTTGAAGAGCTATCAAAATGGATTTAGAGTTTGAAATATGGCTAGAAAATGGCTATAAAAGAGGATGGATCTCAGATGTATTTTGCAATACACATGATAGCCCCCCCATGTCAGACGAAGAAATGCAAGAGTGGGATGAGGGTGGAGACCCTTGTTCTTTTCAAGTAAAAGTAATAGAATTAAACTAAGTTTTTAATTCGTTTTAGGATTAGATTAAAATAAGGAGAACGATGAATTCATTTAAAAAAATCTCAATTGCTACTGCTGCAGCCCTAGCAATTATGTCAGTTTCTGTATCAACATCTTCGGCAGCACCACTTTTCGTTACAGTACAATGCTCTTGCTAAGAAGTGGAATGCAAAGAATCCTAAGACTAAGGTTACGTTAAAGAAGTAATCAGTCCAACACTAAAGGGATCTGCTTATGTAGGTCCCTTTTTTGTATAATAAAATGATATAATTATCTTGCTAAACATTATTATGCAGAGGGAGATGAGGAAAATAAAAAAATTATTACGCATAGTTTTAGTATTAATACTTGTATCAGCACCCCTGCTCCTTGGCATAGATAAAGCTCACGCAGCCGATTCTTCTCAAAGCCCAAGCTCAGAACCTGCTCCTTCAACACCGTCAACGACTCCAGAGCCTTCACCAAGTCCCGCTCCAAACGAGCAATCCTCACCATTGCCGACCAGTACCCCAGAATCAAACCCAAACTCAGAGCCAACACAAACAGCGCAGCCATTTCCATCACCTAGTCCTGGGCCTTCTGTGAGTCCAACACCGCAGCCTGAACCTTCAACTGAGCCAGAGCCTTCACCGCAACCTCAACCCCAACCCGAACCGACTCCTGAGCCAACACCATTGCCACCAGTAGTTCAACCACAACCACAACCAGAACCTCAGCCACAACCACAACCAGAACCTCAGCCACAGCCACAGCCAGAACCAAAGCCAGAACTAGGGCCACAGCCACAGCCACAGCCAGAACCAAAGCCAGAACTAGGGCCACAGCCACAACCAGAACCTCAGCCACAGCCACAGCCAAAGCCAGAACTAGGGCCACAGCCACAGCCACAGCCAGAACCAAAGCCAGAACTAGGGCCACAGCCACAGCCACAGCCAGAACCAAAGCCAGAACCAAAGCCACAGCCACAGCCAGAACCAAAGCCAGAACTAGGGCCAAAGCCACAGCCACAGCCAGAACCAAAGCCAGAACCAAAGCCAGAACCAAAGCCAGAACTAGGGCCACAGCTACAACCAGAACCTCAGCCACAGCCACAGCCAAAGCCAGAACTAGGGCCACAGCCAGAACCAAAGCCAGAACTAGGGCCACAGCCAAGACAACCTAAGCCTATTACTAATGAAGAAAAAATAGCAGTTGCTGGAGTTCTTGTAGCATCATTAGCACCAAATGAAGCACTTACTTCTGCGGAAATAAAAGAAGCAGGAATTGAGTATCAAGATTTACCACCAGAAACTCCTGTTGAGGTTAGACAGGATGAGAACGAAAACGAAGTTATAATTACTGCAGAAGTCGCTGCTCAAGTTGAACTCATATCAGATCCAGCCGCATTTACTGCAGAATTATTTTCAAATCCAGGAGCAGCATTAGCAGCCCTAGGAAGTATTGGGGCAGACATGTCTCCAGCAGAAAGAAAAGAAGCAACCAAGATGGTTGTTGTAACAGTTATTGCTACAGGGGCTGCTATAAATGCAGCAGGTGCAGCAGGATCCACTGGAGGAGGCTCTTCTAATTCAAGAGGAGGTTCAGGTGGAGGAGGCTCTTCAGGAGAATCCAAGGGTATGAGAAGGAGGAAAGGAAAGTGATGAAAATCATCAAAGATATGATAGATCAAGCATGGACACTCCTGGGTATGTTTATCGCCTGGGTTGTCTTAGATGGCAGCGCAAAAGATGTTGTTGGATACGGAATTGTATTCACGCTAATATTCTGGGCACTAACATATAAAATTAGAAATAGAGAGGAGGACTAAAATGACAACTAAAAAAGTATTCGTAGCTCCAAAAAAAGAGAGCTCACAGAAGGCTCTTCCAAATATCTTAATGCGTATTGTTGCAGTGTTCGCTGCTTCTGGTTTATCAGTACTTGGTGCTGGAGCAGTAGTAGGAATTGAAACAGTTCAGGCAATTATGCTTGCAGGTTTGTTAGGCGTAGCAACAGTCATTGAAAGGCTTGCAAGGGCTTTTTTAGACGATGGCAGGTTATCATTAACAGAAATAAATGATGCATTTAGGACTGTAGACAAAAAGGCTAATTAGTCATTGTAAGTCATAGTTAACAGCCTTGCCCCCTTACTACATAAATGATAGAATGGTAATATGAGATTTCATTGGATGGAAAGAGGCGGGGATACAAGCGTATCCCATTTAAAGACTGTATCAAATATACTAGACGAGTTTGGATATGAATCTACACTGCTTGTTTATCATTCAAAGCTAGAAGATAGCTGGATAAAAGCGGCTAGGGTGCTAAATACTAATCATAAATTTAAATACATGCCCGCGATTAGAACTTATGCAATTACTCCAGAATATTGTGCCATGATTTGTAAAGCATTTTCATCTATATCCCCTGATAGACTAATGCTAAATATAGTATCAGGAGACCTACATCTAGAAGAAACTTCTAGCTTGGACCTTGTTTCTAAATCAGATGATTTAAATACTCCAGAAAAAAGACTACAGTATACAGATTTATGGATGCAAAAATTTTTACCTTTAGCTGGCAATAATGTATCAGAAATAGTGATGGCAGGGCATTCAAATGAAACAAGAAAAATGGCGGAAAAATATAATGCTACTCATTTAGCAATGCTTAATATGCATAAGAATTCATATTTAGATCCAAATACTATTAAGAACTCTAAACAGATGATATCATTAAGTGTTATGATTGATAACTCTGAAAAAAAAATAAATAGTATGCTAAAAAATAGCAAGGGTTCTGATCAGTGGACAATATATGGCAACAAAGAAAGCGTAAAAGATCAGATATATGCATTAAAAAAAATAGGTGCAACAGATATACTAATAAGCCCTCATCCAGAGGACACAAATATTGTAGCAATACATTCTTTAGTAAAAGAAATGATTGAAGAATAAAATGGAATCAAGTAAAAAAACATCTTTAAAAACCATAAGCTGGGAGACATTTAGATAAAATAGAAAATCCCTTGCTCAAAGAATTGCATCTGCTCCAAATAGAGCAGGCTACAATAAGCCAGGATTTATGAATAAGAAAACTGGATATAGAGGCATTAAAGCAAAAAGGATCTTAGTTTACTAGTCTTAATATGCAGTAAATGCTATAATGGTTAACTAGACGGCATTCTAGGACCGTCTAAATTAAAACCTATAGGAGCAATAAAATGACAGATGGAATAAATTTAACAGGATTTAACGAAGTAAAAAACGGAACTCAGCACTCAATTGGAGAGCAATATGCTGCAGATCCAGCAGCAGCCTTTGCATCAACAGATATGTCTTCCCAAGGAAATGCGGGACTTAACGGAGAAGGATCTTCTTCGGCATTGCCAATTTCTGGTGCAGATGAATCGGATATGATTTAATGACAAACGAAAATAACGCAGTCGTAGAGGCCCCAGCAGCAGTTGTAGAGGCCCCAGCAGTCGTAGAGGCCCCAGCAGCAGTCGTAGAGGCCCCAGCAGCAGTTGTAGAGGCCCCAGCAGTCGTAGAGGCCCCAGCAGTCGTAGAGGCCCCAGCAGCGGATGAAAAAGCAAACTTTTGGGCAAATGCATTCGCCAATAGAGGCGCATAATGTGTCACGAATGTGGATGCGAATCAGTTGGTAGTGAAACTGGTATTATCCCAGTAACTATTCAAGACGTTTCAGTAGATGGAGAATCAGGTTTAACTTTAAAAATGAATTCTAAATCAGAACAGAAAAAACAATTTATAAATGAGTGATGATGGTACAGGCATGACTCCTCCACCTAATAATTCTCCTTCTGGGGCAATAACAAGTAGAGAGACCCCAAGAAAACAACCTCGTCAAGGTCTTAAGTTAGATACAAATAAGCATGGCATTCGTCGTGAGATTAATACAACTCCAAGACCACCTAAAAAAACAGGTAGAAAAAAAATATAATAATAAAACGCCAATGGTACATAAAATTATTTACCATTTGTTAATTATTAGGAGAATTAATAATTTTTTATCTTTGAAAGGGTAAAACATTTAATGAAAAAAAGAATTTTGCTAAACAATGTCTACCCCTTTTTGCCCAGAATTTATCAGGGGGCAGAAGTAGAAGAATATACAAAAGCTATAGATTTAACAATTCATACAAAAGCACCTGGAAAATGGCTATTGATTGATTTAGAAACTGGACAAGAGTATATAGGGTCTAGCACAACTAACTCTTATGGCAAATGGATAAGGATAAAGAATAAATATGAACAAAAATAGACTTTATTTTTTACATATTCCAAAAACTGCTGGCAAAAGTGTTTCGTCTGAATTAAAATCTGAGTTAGAAAAAAACAATATCTCAACATATATTAGTACACGTTATCCAAACGAATACCCAATATCTAATGAGACTTATATTTCTGGGCATTTTGGCACTTATCCTTTAGAAAAAATTCCAGGAATATCCGTATCATGTTTGGTTAGAAATCCCATAGAAGCTAGAGTATCTTATTTTAATTTTATTCATGGGAGAAATGATTTAGATACAGTAAAATACAGATCGATAGACGGATATCTTGATAAGCTAAAATATTACTTATTTGAAGACGAAGAGTTTTTTGAGCATAATAATTATCAGTCTAGGCATATATGTAACCCTACGGATGAAGTAGTTTTTAAAAATTCTTTAGATTTTGAAAAAAATATTGAAGACGTTTATAGCAGGCATTCAATTAAATTGGGTAGGGCATTTAATTGGTTTATAAAAAATGATAAAACCTCTATTGATAATGCAATTAATAAAATTAATTCTTTTGATATTGTAAACACAGTAGAATCTATTGACTTGCATTATATTTCAATATCTAAATGGTTTGAGGATAAACATAATATTAAAATTAATTTAAACCCAAAAAAAATTATAAACTCTTCTGAAACTTTATATAAAAGCCAAATTTATACAACACAAAAACTTATTAGTATGTTAAACAGTAAGGATAAAGATAAGATATTAGAGAACAATAACATAGACTACAAAATATACTCTATGATAAGGGAAAAGGAAATCAATGAAAAACAAAATTAATTTTAATTTTAAATTACTTAAATCTTTTGACATAAAAGAATTAAACAATAAAGTTAAAAATTTTTTGTCTGAGTGGGACATTGAAGTTTCTAGACAAAGCATAGTTTACAAAGGCAGACCAAATCCTCATGTAAATACAAATACATACATAATTCAAGACTCTTCTCTACATTGGGAAAGAGGCACTTTGTTTTCAAAAGAGCTGAAAGATGAAGAAACTTTTTATCTTTTTTCTCATATAGTAAAAGAGCTAGAAGAAATAATGTTTGGTCAATCGGCAAGGATTCTTTTAATCAAACTAAATGCTAAAAGCGAAGTTTTTGCTCACAAAGACAGTGGCGACTATTTATCTAGAGTAAGAAGATTTCACATACCCATAATAACAAATGAGGAAGTTTATTATACAGTAGGCGAAGAAGAAATACACATGAAGCAAGGAGATTGTTATGAAATAAATAACCTTAACCTTCATAGCGTAAAAAATAATAGCGATTTAGACAGAGTTCATTTGTTAATAGACATAATGCCAAATTGCGAAATAAAAACAATTAAATTAGCCCCTAAAAATATAAAGATTAAAATAATAGAAAATTTTATAGACGAAAAAGATTCTGATTTTATTGTAGATTATATAAAATTAAATAATAAAGATGAAACAAGATTTTATAGGCCTCAAAAAGCTATAGAAAGTAATAGAATTAGATATGAGTCAGCAATGCCAGAAATACATAAACCTTCTGTTCATCCAGAAATTTCACATTTGTTAGAAAAATACTCTACTAAATTTTTATTAGAGTGTAATAATTTTTTTAAAGATGATGAAAAAATATATTTAGCAGCACAATGGCTTACAATGTTAGGACCAGGGACTAGACTTCCAGGGCATGCGGATAACCATATAGGAGCAGAACACTTATTTAGAAGTGGTGTAATTTATTTAAATGAAGATTTTGACGGAGGTTATTTAAATTTTGTAAATAAAAATATTACTATTGATCCAAAAAAATGCAGCCTTGTTATTTTTGACTCTACTGAACTGCATGAAATAACAAAAGTTTTATCAGGAATAAGAATAGCAATGCCAATATGGGCAACAAATATAAAAGAAAAGGATATCAAAAATGGATAAACTAAAAATGATTAAAGACTTTATAAGTAAAGAAGATGCAAAGTTTTTTATAAACTGGATTGATGAAAACTCTTCAGATAAGTCTAAGTTTAGGCATAGAATAGGAATTGCTTTTAATAAGGGGCTTGCGGTCAGAGCAGTTTTTCCAGATGAAAAACCAGCAACTCTTTTTAAAGACATAGAAGGAATATGCATGAAATATGCAAACAAGTTTATGGAAAACCAATCTAGTCATTTGCCCTCAGATGAAACTCAATATTTTTATGGATTTTCATTAACAAAACTTAGCAAGGACATACAGTTAAGAATTCATCAAGATGCTCACGGAGACTTCCCATCTTTGTCTTATAGCGGAGTCCTTTATCTTAATGATGATTATGAAGGCGGAGAGGCTGCATTTTTAGAAGAGTTTACTTCAGAATCATCTTTCCCATTATATGAAAACTCTATGGGTGGAGTTTGCATTAAGCCAGAAGCTAACTCGCTTTCTTTATTCCCATCAGGATTATGGCATGGTGGGAAAAGAATTACTTCTGGAAATAAATATGCAATAATCTTTTGGGCTACATCAGATAAAGAAAAAGCTTTCGAAGGATTTGATTCTGATCGTATTTTAGAATTAATTAACTATAAGCCAGTAAGCGATGAATAGCTATTGACTAATTTTTTTTAAAATAGTATAATATTATTAAATGTCCCATAGCTCAGTTGGTAGAGCGCCAAACTGTTAATTTGGATGTCCCAGGATCGAGGCCTGGTGGGACAGCAATGTTCTTATAGCTCAGTTGGTAGAGCAGCAGACTTTTAATCTGCGGGTCGATGGTTCAAGCCCATCTGGGGACACTGGTGATACAAAAAAGAAAAGAGAAAAAAATTAAAAAAAAGCATTGTTGGATATTTGATGTAGATGGAACTTTAGTCAATGTAGATTCTGTAATTCACTGGATAACCAATAAAGATAGAGAACACGAGTCATTTAAAAAATACTATGATATGTTTCACACAGAATCAATTAATTGTGACCCCCATAAAGAAGTTATTGACATGGTTTGGTCAGCATGTAATGATTCAGATATTGTTATAGTGACTGCAAGAAATGAAAATTATAGGGCACTTACATCTAGGTGGCTAAAAAATAATAATGTGCCTCACGACGCATTGTTTATGAGAAAAGAAAATGACTTTAGATCAGATTACGAAATAAAAAAAGAAATTTTAGAAAAAATTAATGAGTATTGGGATGTAAAGCATGCAGTAGACGATAACCCAGACATCATTAATCTATGGGAATCTAATGGAATACCTACAACTAAAATAGGAACATGGGATGGCGTAAAAAGATGATTATTGGCTTAAGTGGATATGCTAGATCTGGCAAAGATACTGTTGCAGATTATTTAATAAAGCATAATGAGTTTATTAAAATGTCCTTTGCGGCTCCAATGAAAGAAGCAATGTATAGGCTAAACCCCATAGTAAAGGTAGATGAAATTAGTAGCCTTAGATATAAAAATATTGTAGACGTATACGGTTTAGACAAAGCTAAAGAGTCTGTTCCAGAAATTCGTAGGCTTCTTCAAGTTTTTGGCACAGAAGTTGGAAGAGATCTGTTTGGAGAAAATTTTTGGGTTGATATTGTGTTAAATAATATCAAAAATGAAAAAGTTGTAATCAGTGATGTTAGATTTAAAAATGAAGCAGATGCAATAAGGTCCAAAGGTGGAAAAATTTGGAGAATTATTCGAAAGGATGTTGGTCCAGTTACTGGTCATCCATCCGAAACAGATCTAGATAACTATAAATTTGACAATACCTTGATTAATAATCATGGTGTGCTAGAATTAAATAGTATAATTAATGAAATAATAAAGGAAAATAATTGATTAAGTTTATTTTTTGTAAGATAAAAGGTCATGCTCTTAAAGAAGCTGGATCATGCCCTTTTACTGGGAAAAAATACAATTATTGTGAAAGATGTTCAACTACAGTAGAGGTAAATAATGAATAAAGTGGTTAATAAAAAAAATGGAATATGGCAATGGCACAATGTTTTAGAAAATTCAAATGAGTTTATTGATTCTATTCAAAAAAACAGGTGGGAATATTATACAAATAAAGGTGGCGGAGAAACAATAATCGGTCGTGCTGCAATATTGCATAAAGGAGAGGAACTACATTCAAAAATTATTAAAACATTTTTTGATTGCGTAGCAGAATATTCTTTATGTAATGGTTTAAGCTTTAACGATGATAACGTTGGTCACGACTGGCTTTTAGTTAGAGAATACAATGCTGGATCTAAAATGTCTGCTCACAGTGATGCATATAGCTATGTAAAAAAAGATGGAAATAATGTTAAGCCATCTTTAACTGCAATTTTATATATAAATGATGACTATGTTGGGGGAGAGATTGATTTTATCCATGATGATCTATGCATAAAGCCAAAAGCTGGGTCAATGGTAATTTTTCCAAGTGATAAACAGCACGAAGTCTTAGAAATATTAAATGGAAATAGATATATGACTCAAACATATATTTATGAGCATCCAGTTTCTTTTTATGATAAAGAATAATCTGATATAATATGGTTATGGACACAAATACCCCCCCATGTTTTTATTGCTTGGAAGATAGCAAATACAGTGAGCCAGAATTAAAAACTGGTGAAATTATAAATGTATGCGAAGATCATTTTCATTTTAAACACATGGGATAATAAATGTCTTATAGTAGGTTTTTTGAAAGTGATATATATATATATCCTCACGTATTAGGGTACATATGCTGTGCAGCCTGCTGGCTATCAAAAAATGCTGATTCTGAAGTGATTAAAGATGATGAGCATCTTTTTATCCACATAAAAGAACATTTAAGCGCTGGCCATGATATTCCAGAGATGTTATATTACGAAATATTAATGGACCAACACAGGTATACCCCCATTGACAAATTTTGTTTATAATAGTATAATTATTACATAAAGCATTTTAGTATTTATAGAAAAGGATTATTATGTCAATTTATGATTATAGTTTTACAGACAACAATAACAATATTGTTAATTTATCTAAATTTAAAGATAATATTTTGTTGCTAGTAAATGTTGCTAGTAATTGTGGTTTTACAGAACAGTACGAAGGCTTGCAGTCGCTGCATAAAAAATATTTAGATCAGGGATTGGTCATAGTGGGGTTTCCCTGCAATCAATTTAACTCACAAGAGCCTGGAACAGATGAAGAAATTAAAGATTTTTGTCAAAAAAATTATAGTGTTAGCTTTTTAATGTCAAAAAAAATTGATGTTAATGGCGAAGATTCTCATCCGTTATTTAAACATTTAGCTTTAAAATCTAATCTAGAAAGTATCCCTTGGAATTTTAGTAAATTTATAGTGGCTAATGACACTATTAAATTTATGCCTCCTCATACCACAATAGAGGAAGTTGAAAGCAGTATATCGTTATCTTCAAATTAGACTTAAATTGTCAAAATACATAATAAAGTATGAATCTTTACAAAAAGATTCTATACTCCCATCTAAAAATTTTATACCAGAGTGGTACAAATCTGAAAAAATTAATAGTTTAAAAAAATGTATGCCCTTTTTAGATGCATTTTTAACTGGGTATATCGTAAGCCTTCCCTATGACATAGAAGTTATTTGTAGTAATAAAAACCCAGAAATTAAATTATTGGACGGAAGTATATACAATGGTTCTACTAGAGATGCAGAAAGCATTTCAATTATTCCATTTAATCACTATAGCACAGAATTTGCTTGGGATTTATGCACTGCTTTAACCATACCCACGGGGGCAAGCATTCTATTTACTCATCCATTAAACAGACATGATCTTCCATTTACAACATTAAGTGGAGTAATAGATGGAGAGTTTACTTTAATTCCTCATGGAGCAATACCATTTTATGTAAAACAAGGATTTGAGGGAGTAATAAAAGCTGGAACCCCAGTAGCTCAAATAATTCCATTTGGCAATGACTCATGGAAAACAGAAATAGAAATAGGATTGTTTGAAAGCTCAAAAAAATATAGAAGATCAAAGGCAAAAGATTGGTATAAAAAAACATCATGGAAAAGAAAAAATTACGATTAGATTAACATAATCTATTGACTTCATTTGTAGAATATAGTATACTAAAAATATAAAACAGCCTAAAATAATAAAAATAAACTGGCGGTCATTAGCATATTAGCCTGCTTATAAAGACGGCAGACTAGAATGGGGGAAAGATGTTGAAGCACTCAATGATAGTACACAGGACTAAGATCCTGCCACTGCGATGGGTATCTAACTACATTAGTTCTATTGGTAGCACTTGTTTATTAAAGGCTGTTTATTTAGATGAAGATCAGGACTATGGATTTAAATACCGTTTTTATTCCAAAGCCTGGAAGATATCTGATTTAATTTCATCTTGTTGGTCAACATTGTATCAAATAGACATGGATGGATGGCTAAAAGATTTAAAAGAAGATATGGCAGAGGCTGAGTGGGATGATTATGACTCAAAAGGTAATGCTTATTGGCAATATCATTGGCATGAAGATCCATTAACTGGGGATGCTTGGAGAATTAAAGAAAAAAATATTTTTGAGACACAGGTAGACTTTGAATGACATCGCATCTAATTCAATTAGGCATACTATCGTTAATAGCCATTAACACCTACCTAAATATATTGCATCACCTTGAGAGAAAGAAGCACAAATGACAGAGATGACTAGCGTTATAATAGACACACTTGATTGTTTGTGTGAGACATGCCTTGAGGAGTTAGCCCACTATGGACACTCCTAAGACATGTAAGGTATGTAGTCCAGAACACAATACTGGCTGCCAGTTAGCGCATGCTGTATGCCCCTACAGGGATATAGATACCCTTGATTGAGTTTAATGCATACTGCTATTCCTGCAAAGGAAATGTTCCTGGAAAACTAATAAATATAGAAAAACAAATTCAGGGGGACTACTTATATAAAGGCATATGTGACATATGTTTTAACGAAACTAAAAGGGTGATAAGGAGAGAAGATGGATCCTTTAACTAAAATACAATGCATAAGATGTTTGAAGTGGTTTATAACAGGACTAACTCATCCATCAGGAAACTTAATATGTCTAATGTGTGAAGCATGACACATGCCTGCGAGTATGAAATAGACTTAGATGGACAAGTAACTTGTGTTAGTTGTGGTGCAATGGATGATGATATGGAGAACAAATGATTTTAACTACCGCTGCTGAAATGAAAGTTGCAGAACTAATTAAAGAATCACAAATTACAACACCAGACAAAAAACAATTTTTGCGATTGTCTGTACAGCCAGGTGGGTGCTCTGGACTAAGATATCAGACCTACTTTGATTACGAGATTAAAGAAGGAGATATAGTTATGCCCTATACTACTGGGTTTGATATCAGAATAGATAAAATGTCTATGCCTTATTTAGAGGGATCTACTATGGACTATGTAGAGACTATTGAGAAAATAGGATTTACTATTGATAATCCAAACGCTGGTGGGTCTTGTGCTTGTGGTGATTCTTTTGGATAAAAAAGGGTTGATTAAAATGATTAAAGATAGGCATACTAATCAATCTAGTTTTAATACAGGGGAGTGGACAAACCATCATGGACTTGAGTTCGCAGCAGCGGTTGAAGAACTTAATACAATCTATCAGGCAATCATCTTATGATAATTCAAATTATAGGTTTAGCGGGTTCTGGCAAGACATCTTTGGCGATTGAACTGGCTGATCGCATAAATGCCACACATATAAATGCAGATTATGTGAGGGCAACCATAAACTCTGACCTTGGTTTTAATATTGAAGATAGGATTGAACACGCTCGCAGACTTGGTGAAATGGCAAAAATGCTCTCTATCCAAAATCAAATTGTTATCGTAGACTTTATATGCCCAACCAATGAAACAAGATTGGCATTTGGTACGCCTGATATTTTAATATGGGTGAACAGAATTCATGAGAGTCGCTTTGCAGATACTAATGCTTTATGGGTAAATCCAGAGAAATTTGACCTTGAAATAAAGCTGGGTCAAACCATTGAAGAAGAGGTAAAACAGGTTATTGAGCTGTTTAACTTACATGATTGGCGTGAGCCAACTACTCTTATGCTTGGTCGCTATCAACCGTGGCATGATGGACACCATGCCCTATTTGATGAGGCTGGTAAGCGCACAAAACAGGTAGTTCTGGGTGTTCGAAATACTTATAAAACAAGCGAGAAAGACCCATTAACTTTCATTGAAGTTAAGACCTATATTGAAAAAGACCCTAAGATGTCTAATTCTATGGTTGTTAAATTTCCAAATATTACTAATATCGTCTATGGGCGAGATGTGGGGTATAAAATTGAACAGGTTAAACTCGGTGATGAAATTGAAGCAATCTCGGCTACTCAAAAAAGAAAAGAAATGGGTATCTAAAATTCTTAATTTTCTTGCCTTTGGAGCAGGACATTGAAGGTAACAAAGAAACGCTCTTTTGTTAAGGCAATCTCGTGGCGAATAATTGGCACGGCTGATACTTTTCTTTTGTCCTATTTTATTACCCATAAGGCAATAACAGCCGCTTCTATTGCTGGCTTTGAGGTTTTAACCAAGACAGTTTTTTATTATTTTCATGAACGCGGTTGGAATAAGGTCAAATGGGGTCAAGTATAATAAAACTCTAAAGTCGGGAGTTTTAAATACCATGCGAGTTGATGGTTCCCCATTGACAACAGAGGCTGAGTTTGATATGATGGCACAAGCAGTTCGTGAACAGATAGCACAAGACATAATAAATGAATACGATCTTGACACCGTAAGGTGGCTACAAGGTAGTGTAGGAGTTGGTTGTGAGGTAGCGTAGAGCCTATTAACTTGTATTAACAGTATCATTATTCCAAGTTAAGGGAGATAGCTTTGAATAACTTGGCAGAGCATAATTTCGGATACAAAAAGAGCATAATTCTGGATACAAAAAGATTTTTAGTGCACTAAGAGAGGTGGGAGAATGAAAAACTTAACACAAGGAGTGTTAGATTTTCGAAACGATCTTGCCGAAATTAATAGATCTATGGTATTTTTGTGCCATAATTTCTTAAATCGGCAAGATCTTACCTATTCTAAGGGGCAAAAGTGAGTACTGCACATCCAGAACTAGAAGGCCTCGGAAACTACGAGTACGGTTGGTCAGATAAAAGTGATGCTGGCAAAAATGCCAAGCGTGGAATTAACGAAGAAGTAGTTCGCGATATTTCACAAAAGAAATCTGAGCCACAGTGGATGCTCGATCTTCGCTTAAAGGGTTTAGCATTATTTGAAAAGAAACCAATGCCAA